AGGCGGCATGTTCGGTCACTCCGCGATCGAGGATTGGACTTTGATGCCGTTATAGCGCACCAGCCCAGCGGACGCGGAGTGACCGAACATGCCGCCTCCGTCAGAACAGGGTGAAGCAGAGGTGCGGCCGGCGAAGCATCTCTTCTTCGCGGTCCATGTCGGCGCGAACGACGGCCACCGCCGGGCCGGATGCGTGAATCACGATCGGCGGCGCAATGACGATAGCGCCGTGGCTGAAGGTGCGGCCGTAGCGCCAGATTACGAAGTCGCCGGGCAGGAGGTCTGCGCGGTCGATCTGGCGGGCGTGCGGGCGGACCCAGGAAAGATAGGTCTCTTCGTCGCGGTGCAAAAACCACTGGTCGGCATAGTCAGGCGCCAGATGCGGAACCAGGCCGACTGCCTCGTAGACGGCAGCCGGAAGTTGGGCGCAATCGACGCCGACGCCCTTGATGCGGGCGTGCGAATGGTAAGGCGTGCCCTCCCAGGAAAGCGCTTCGGCAACGATGGCCTCGCGCGCTTCCTGCTCGGTCATCAGTAGGCTGTTTCAGGCACCGGAATGAATTCGAAGCCCCGGAATTTGATCAGGTTGTTGAACCGCGCGACGCACGTCGCCGATGTCTGGTCGCAGCCCGCATAGGCGGTGAAGGTGTCGCCGGCCGATGGCGGTGTCGGGAGCGGCGCGATCAGCGTGAAGTTGCCCGAGGCGTCGTTCGACTTGACCGTGGCGGAGAGGCCATTGTTGGCACCGGAGGTGAACACGATCCGCCCCTGCGACCAGCGGCCGGCATTACCGGTCAGGCCCGACCCGAACGTCGTGTAGGTCGGCGTGCCCGAGACCGTCCCAGCAGACGAGAATGTGGCGGCGCTCAACCCGCAACCGCTATCGTAAACGGTGTGGATGCAGCCGACTTGATAGAGGTTGGTCGGCATCTGGGCATCGAGCAGGACGGTCCACGCGGTCACCGTCATCTGGATCTGATTGCCCTCGATCGCGTCCACCGATGTTACGCGGCCGGTAAAGCCGTTCAACGTGCCGATGATCGCCGATGCCCAATCCGGCGTGTAACCATAGTCCAGCGACACGTTGGCAAGGTCGAAGCCATGGCCCACCGCGAACTGGAGCAGCGGCACGCCGTTGATCGTGTCGTTGTCGTCGGCGGTGATCGTGACCGCCATGGTGGCGTTTTCGAGCCCGCGCTTGGTCGATATCTTGCCGTGATCGATCCCGGGTCCCAGCGCATAGGGGTGGCCATTCGCGGACAGCGGAATATCGGCGCCCGACCAGCGGATGACCGTCCCGCCGGATAGCGTGAAGGTCCAGAGGTCGGCGCGCTGGAAATCGGTACCGCTGTCCAGAAGGGTGATGAGTGCGGACGATGCGGATTTCATGCCTTCACCCCGATCAGGTTGATCCCGTCGGCACTCCAAAGACCGTTCATCAACTGCTTGGCGGTCAGCTTGTCGTCGGCGAAGCGGACGAGGAAAGCGAAGTTTCCAAGGAAGGTGAGGGCAGCGCCGGATGCGGGCGCGGCGAAGAAGGTAATCTGGCCGAGCGGGCCGATGGAATAATCGCCGGCCGTTGAGGTGGTCGGGACGTAGGCGCTTGGACTTGTGCCGACCTCCGCTTGCGCCCCCCATAGTCGCGCGGAGCCAGTGTTGGCCGCTGCGCTGCTACCGAGGACGTTATAGGGCCCGTAAGCGGGGTAGAAAGCGAGTTGGAGGGAAGTGTTGCCGGCGTTGTTATTCGTGGCGCTGACCCAGACGCGCCAGAATGCCCCATGGTCTTCAATTCCATATTTCCCACTGGGCGCGGCGCTCTGGATCGTCCCAAAGTATGGATCGAAATAGAGCACGGCACTTGGATTCGGAGATCCGCCGTAGAGCCCGATCGCCAGGACCATCTGGTTGACGGCCGAAGTGGCTTTCTGCACGTAGACGGACCCCACGTACGCAGTGCCGTCATTGGCGACGGTGATGTTCTGATAAATGCTGCCGACCACGCTGGTGCTCGTATCGGTCACCGTGTCGGCGGTGGTCGTGCCGTCAGGGGCCGTATCGGTGTTCGCCCCGACCGTGATGCCCGTATCCTTGGCCCATACTGCGTTCGAGAAATCCTCAGACCAGCGCGCTAAATTCTTGCCGATCGGAGCCCCGACCATCACGCCGTTCACACGCACCGTTGGCGTGCCCATCACGCATCGGATCGGCTCGACGAAATAATAGGCGCCACCACCGACCGTGCGGGTCAATTGGAATGTGGTCGTCGTCCCGTCGCCGGTTCCGAAGGTCTGGAAGACGCTGTTATCCGACGGATCGAAAAAGAAGAATTCCTGATACCGCCCGGCCTTCGAGTTGAAGAACGCCAGCAGCTTTTGCTGCTCGGCCAGCGAGGGCGCGTCGCGCAGCACCTCGTAGCCGACGTTGAACGACCACACCGGATAGGACCATTGCATCCGGCGGCGTTCGCGGCCGGACGAAGCCTGCTGCACGCCCGTCTGCCAGGTCGGCTCCTTGGACGTGATGAAGCTGAATCCGGGCAGCAGCGGGAAGATGTCGGGATCGTTCGCGAAATTCGGCGACGTGATGATCCAGCGGCTCGGTAGGGAGGATTGGGTCAATGCCACCTCCCGGACGCGCGATCGTGCTGCCTGAGGGATCAGGCGGTAGGCGCAATTTGTGAGAATGCCCTGTTATGACAGAGCAGCTACCCGATGGGAAGGGGGATCGGCTCTTCCAGCCGCTAGCATACTCTGCGACCGAAACGACTCGGGGAGTGGCGACATGGTGACCAGCAAGAGCGATGCGTCGAAGGCCGGTAAGCTTCTGAAGACCAGCAAATCCTCAGCCGTGAAATCGGTCGCAGGGTCTGACCTCGCGCAGGCGAAGAAGTCGGGTTCGACCAAGAAGAAATGACCGACCCCTGGCGCGGGGAATATCGCGGCAAGCTGCCGCCGGGCGCTCAGGAAATGCTGGATCGTAACGTCGCCGGTTGGCGCGAAGCCGAATCCTGCGGGTTGAGGATCACGGTGGAGATCCCGCCGCCCGGACCACCATGGCCATGCCCTGTGGCCGAGGCGCATGCGGGCGAACGCTTTACCATCGACGCCCTGCCGCCGCTGCCATGGCCCGGTTGCGAACGGCTGCCGTGCTGCTGTTGCGGCTATGTTGCGATCGCCGAGGACCCGGAGTAGCTTCCCGTCAAAGTCGGGGATGGGCGGATGGCGTTTTGGTTGATTGCAGCAGCGGCCTTACCGTCCGTCTTTGGGCTTCAGTTGGGCGCGCCGATCAGCCTGCCCGAGTGTAAGATCGTTCCCGGCCTGTCGATCAAAGCGTACGCAGTAGACCAAACCGCCCCGTGCTGGGAATCGCCCATCGTGCTCTCTGGGGATGTCCTTCCATCCACGCCCATCGATTTTCCCGCTGCCAGCGCCCCGCTGATCGTCAAGAACGCGCGTATCTATGCGCTGCCGATTGACGGCAAGGTGGAGAGCATCATGTTCCTTACACCCGGCGCCGGTGCCCAATCGCTTGTGATGGCCGAACTCCGCAAGAAATTTGGCCCCCCATCCAGCGAAACGACTTCCACGGTCGGAAACGCGCTGGGCGCAACGTTTAATGCAATTGATGCACGGTGGACAATTGCCGGCGCTGAAGTGCGCTACCGAGGCGTAGCCGACCGGATAGACAGCGGCGAGGTGACGATCGACACGGCCAAGGCAAAGGCCCTGAGAGAGGCGCGAGAAAAGGCGACCGAAGGCCAGCGAACCCCTCTCTAGAACCGGATAGACGTTCCGGAAAAGGCGCCTTCCCGGTGAGCTTGCTTAAGGGCATCGGCAACATGCGACCGGTTGGCCATGATTTGTGCGCGCGTGAGCGTGCCAGTGTGGTCGTGATAGTTAAGGGTGACCCCACCGCCGGCCGGGGACGGCGCGCTTGGAGAGGACTGCGCCACTCCGCCTTGCAGCATCGATCGCAGCGGCACCGCCAGGCTTGCTGGGAGCACCATTTCTTGGCGATGCAGAAGAAACGGAGCATTATCAAAGGGAACGTCGCCCATGCCGCCAGCGGCAGAGAAAGCCATGACGCCGGCAAACGCGGTAGCGGCTGCGATCGGTGCAAGGACCGGCCCGATGATCGGGATGCCCACGACCGCCTTCCACGCGCCGGCCGCCGCCTCTTCGGCGTGCCGCAGCATCTCCTTCGCGTGAAGCGCACCGCTCGCGACGTCTTGGACGATCAGGCCTTCAAGGAAGGCTTCCACCATTCGACTGATCGCCTGCGCGGCGACATTTCCGAGGCTTTGCCACATATGAGCGAAGCCGGCTGAAAACGACTCTTGGGCAACCAGCATTCGTCCAATCTCTTGGGAGAAGGGCTCGAACATCTGCTTGGCGATTTGCTTGCTCTGGAGCGCGCCAGCCTGGGCATTGGCCGTCAACTTATTGTGGAACGCCTTGTCGAGCGCCGCGATCTGGTCGCAAAGTTTCTGATATTCGACAGCGTTCCGGTTCGGGTCGGCGCGCATTGCGGTCAGGCGCTTTTCGAGCGCCTCCTTTTCCAGGTTATAGCGTCGCTCTTCAAGGTCACGCTCGATCGCGAGCAGCTGGTCTTCGGTGATAAATCCCATCTTTTGACGGAACTTGGCGGTGCTCTCCGCAGCGTCGAGCTCGGCCTTGGCTGCCTTCATCGCCGCATCGGCCGTTTCTGCGGCAAGCGCCTCGGCGTCGTGCGCGGCCTGGCGCCGCACCTTGATAACCTGGTCCTGCGCCGCGGCCGCCTCGCGGCTTTCTGCGCCATAGGCCGTCGCGATTTCCTTGGCGATCCGCTCGGCGATCGCGATCTGCTCGTCGCCATCGCCCTTGGCTGCGTCTAGAGCCTTCTGCAGGCCGGCGATGTGCCCTTGGAAGCCCTTTTCGTCTAGAGCGGCCTTGGCCTCATAATATTTTGTTTCGACCTCGGTGCGGTCCTTGGCGGAAGCGATATGGCCGGCGAGAATGGCGCCCCAAAAGCGCTCGTTTTCAGCTTCGCCCCACTTGTGAAAAGTGCCCGCCGCGTCCTGCGCTTTTTCGAACGCCGCTTTCTGCTCTGCGAGTTCTTCCTCCCAATTGCCCATCTCGGACTTTTCTTTGCCGCCATTCGACAGGTCGACGCCTGGGGCGGCCTTGGGCGGCGGGGTTGCCAGCGCGGTCTGGAGCTTGGCGATCTGGTCCTGGAGGGAGGTCACAGCAGCGGTAGCCGCGCTGAGGTTGGCCTTGGCGCGGCGGGGTTGCCAGCGCGGTCTGGAGCTTGGCGATCTGGTCCTGGAGGGAGGTCACAGCAGCGGTAGCCGCGCTGAGGTTGGCCTTGGCTTGTGTCACCGCTTGCGAGGCGATCGAAGCAGACGGGCTGGAGGTCGCGCCGATCCCTGCCATTCCCATACCGGGCACCGGCGCAGCATGGGCGGCGCTCGATTCCGCTTGATAGGTCGCGTTGGCTCTGGTCAATTCTGCCCGGGCGAGCGCGGCGGATGCTTGGGCGTCCTTCAGCTTTGCGCGGGCATTATCAAGGTGCGATTGCGCTTCTTTCTCGGCCTCCTCACGCGCCTTGCCATGGGCGGTCGCGAGGTCGTCGATCGCGGCCTTCGTCTGCTTCGCTGATTCACCAGCGCCGTCCTGCAGTTCCTTGAATCGAGCGGTTGCCTGCGTCGCCTGATCGGTCACCGTGTACAGTTCGTACATGCCGGCCGTGATGGCGATCAGCGCGATGCCGACCGGGCCGCCAAAGGCGGCAAGAAGCGCCCGTCCAGCCGTGGTCGCGACCAGGGCGAGCGCCTCCATGGCGGTCGCGGCTCCGCCAGCGGCGGCTTCGATGGCGAACAGGATCGTCGTGACCGCCTTAGAGCTGGCCACAGCGCTGGCGACGCCAGCCGCATATCGCGCGGTCATGACCCCGATGAGCGCTTCGAGCGCCACCGTCACGGCATGGGCATTGTTGGCCAGCGTCGTGAAGAGGGGGCCCAATCCGCTCAACACGCTCCACAGTTCGGTCCCGGCCGTCTTGAGACCATCGAACATCTGATGGACCGCGCCGCCTTGTTCGTAGGACGTGACGAACGACTTGATTAGGTCGTTCAGACCAGTCGTGAACTGAGCCATCGCGGGCGCGACGGCATCGGCAATCGTGGTCTGGAGGCCGAGCCATGCGATCTTGGACTCGTTGACGGTTTCGGCGAGCGCCGCCTGCTTTTCAGCGGCATCCTTGTTGACGACACCAAAATCGGCGGCCTTTCCGAGAATCTCCTTCAGGCCCTCGGACCCGAGGTCAAGAATCGGGATAAGCTGCGCACCAGACCTGCCAAGCGCCGCCATCGCCAGTGCAGTCTTTGCTGGGCCGTCTTCCATGCCCTTGAAGCGATCGGCGACCACAAACAAGCGCTGCATTTGTGTCAAGCCATCGTTGGCCGAGATGCCGAGCGCGCGGAGCGCCTTGCCGGTGGCGTTTGTGCTTCCGCTCGCGGTCGCTGCATTTTTGTCGAGGATTTGCATCCCGCGTGTGATGGTTTCGAGCGACACGCCGGTCGAAAGCGAAACCGCCTTGAGCTGCTGAACCTGCTCGACGCTCATGCCGAAGGTGCGGGCAAGATGCTCGACTTTCTCGCCCGCCTCGGCCATGCCGTCGGCCCATTCCTTGACGCGCTCGACGGCAAACATCGAGACGTAGACTTCGGCAAATTCGCGCGCGCGGGCTTGGAAAGTGCGGATCGATTCCGCGCCCTCGTGGATCTTCGCGATCATCCCGCTGAAGCCGGTGCTCGCCTCTTCGTGGAGTTCGCGGACCTGCGTTTTTGCACCGGCCGCGCTGGAAGCCAGTTCCTGGAACCCGGCCTTCATGGCGTCGGCCATCTGCGCCATCGAAGCGCTCAACTCGGCGAGCGCGGGTGCGATTGACGCGATATCGTTTTTCGTTTGTTGGACGCCGGGCTTAACCCCGGTCGCATCCGCGACGATCTTTACGCCGAGTTGATCGTCGGACATGCGCGCCTCCTATTCAGGAGCGCCCAGCACGCGTTGCGTGATGAGCTTGGATGCCTCAATCGGGTCGCAGCCGGGCTGGACCGTCATGAGGCTCGCCAGTTCGGCGATCGAAGGGCCGACGACGCCGGCTGTGGGGATTTCGCGCGAAGGCGCGTCAGGTTCGCGCGTCAGTTTCACGCCCCATGCGGACGCGAACAGCGAGACGGCGATGTGGGTCGGTGGCCCAAATTGGGCCCAGTGCGCGCGAATGCGCTCGACATCGTTCAAATCCCAGTCGTCTAGGATTTTTTGCTTGGATCCGCCCTCTATCAGGGCAGCGACAAGCTCCATAACGATGGACCATAGCGTGTCGGCAAGGCTCCCTCCCGCAGCTACTTTTTGGGGGGAGCCTTGTCTTCCCCCGGCCGCATACCGCTCTTGTTGAGCACGGAATTCACCGCGGCCATCAGCTCGGCCATCGCCTCGGGGGTCGCATCGACGTCATCGATCAACGCTTTGGCGGTGACAGACGGGTCGAGCTTCACGATGCCGACGTGCAGGATGCGGACCGCGTCCGCGAGGTTCTGCATGTTTTCGGCCACCGTCGAAGCGGCAACCAGCTTCGCGATCTTCTCGGCAAGGGTTTCACCCTCGTCGCCAGGCATGATCGCGACGCCGGCCCGCAGCTCGAGCAGCGCCTGGCGCTCTTTTTGAGCGTCGATGAAGGGCGCGGCGTCGATCATGGCGCCTAGCTTGTAGGGCGCGAGTTCCCACTCGCGCCCACCGATGTTGATCGTCACCATCCAGATTACTCCGACGTGCCCCAGGAGAGGACTCGGCCCGCGCTGTCGGCGAAAGCGCTGAATTCGAAGTCCGGCATCATGAAGTCGTCCAGCTTCGTGGCGAGCGTCATCTTGGTAGCGACGCAGCCGTAAAGGGTCAGCGTCAGGCTCTTGCCCTGGTAGGCGTTCGTGAGGTCGCAGCGGAACTGCGGCGCATTGCCCATCGCCACGTTGCTGACCAGAGAGGTCTTCGCCGTCGTCGACGTCGCAGTGTACTGGTAGCTGATGAAGACCGTCTTGCCGGTGTCGGCTGCGGCGAAGGTATAGACACCCGCCGAGACGCTATACTGGCCGGTCGTTGGGGCAGAGGCCACGCGGGTCATCGGCAGGCCGTTGCTGTCGCGCACGCCCAAATCCTGCGACCAGGTGCCCGAGCCGGGAACGGTCGGCGTGATCGTATACGGCGTGGTCGGGATGGCAGCGCCGATCGTGTCATACACGTCTGACAGTATGCCCGAGGACATGGTCTGACCGAAGAACAGAGAGTTGAAGATCGCGCCGTTAAGCTGAGCGAACGCAGCCTTGCCGGTGATCTTTGCCTTGCCACGGCCGATCGCGACCGGAAACTGATTTTGACCGGTCAACTCTTTGACATCAGCCGAGATATCGACGCTGACATTCTGCAGCACGCCGAACAGGATCGGCGAAGGGTTCGCAATTGCGTTGCCGAAAGCGTCGGTCAGGGGCGTGCCCCAAACTGCTCCGGCGCCAAAGCCATACTGAGCCATGGATCATTTCCTTTTACGAAGAAGCCGCGCGCGGGCGGACGGGTGAATTTCAGGTGGTAAGGATGCGGATCGGGATGATGGCGACCTCGGTGTCGCCGAGCGTGCCTTCGCTGGTCTCGATCGTGCCTTCGATGCGGGCCCATTGGACGAGGCCGCCAAGGGTCTGCGGCGTCCCGATCGCGTTGGGCTCAAGCGTGGCCGTGATGGCGTCCAGGATAGGGTTTAGAACTTCGCCCGGCGATGCTGCGCCTTCGGTCGAGACGTAGAGATAGAGCGAGGCTTCCAGATACCATTTGGTCGGAAGCCCGTTTGCAGCTGGCTGTGCGACCGTCTGCCGCCCCTGCGCCTGAAACAGCGCCGGGCGCTGGCTGGCGGGCACGTCATTCCAGTGCAACAGCTTGCGCGACTTGGTCTGCAGGGCGGCCGGCGATGATACGAGCGCGAACAGCGCGGAAAAGATCGCTTCGCGGTTCATGCGAGGCTCCGGGCGATCGCGTTATGCATTTCGGTGTCGATCTCGCCGCTGGCCTGCAAATCAGCGAGTGCCGAGCGGAGGAACGACTTTTCGGGGACGTTCATGCGCATGTCGTGCGCGCGGACCGTCACCTGGCGCGGCGTGATCGAGCGGCCAAATGCCTGCTTGATCTCGCGCATATGCTCGCGAACCGAGACCGTGCCGTGGAAACCATATTCGTGGGCCCGGGCATAATCGATGACCTTATGGCCCTTGGACATCGCGTCTCCGGCGACCGAGGTCACACCAGCGATTTTGTCGCCCTCGTCCAGAACCGTGCCGTTGATCGAGCCGTAGAGCGCGCCAGTCTTGATCTTGAGCACGGGCCCATTGACCTTCGCGCGCGCCAGTCGGGCGCACATCAGGGCAAGGCGACCGAGCCCGACCTTCAACTCTTCGTGCAGGCGGGTCGGCAGCTTATCCAGCTTGGCGACGATCTCGGAATCGCCGACCAACCCGAGCTTGATCATAGCGGGGCCACGCAGCGCCAATTGTTGAGCAACGTCGCGACCGAGGCGGGCATGTCGCGCTGAACCAGGCTGACGGTCTCGCCCGCGAGCGACTTGGACGACCATTCGAGCTTGTCGCGCAGCTTGTAGCGCAGCGTGATCAGTTCGTTCAGCGCCTGCGCAATGTCGGCCGGCGGGGACGCATAGCCCGCGGTAAACTGGATGTGGACGTTCGAAATGCCGAGGGTGAAGCAATAGCCGTCGAGGACGATCTGCGTGTCGTCGAACCGATAGCCAGGCGCGCCCCATGCCGATTGCGCGGCGATCGGCTGACCGTCGACCTCAAGCAGCGCCACCGCAGTCACCGGATATTGCGGCAACTGCATCGCGAGCGTGCCGCGACCGCTGCGCCGAATGTCGTAGCTGTTCGTGGTCAGGTCGCGATTCAGGAACGACCGAACCCATGCCGAATAGGCTGTGACCATGCTGGCGAGCATCGCGTCATCTGCAGACGACGCGATCCCAGCATAGGCTTTGACGCTCGCGACCGTGGTAAGATCGGCGAGCGCCATCGCTTATTCCTTCTCGACAGTCTTGGACGCCGGAGCGGGCTTCTCCGGCTCAGCGGTGAACCCAGCGGCGGCAAGCGCGCGCAGGTCGCCATCGGTCGGCTGGTCGACCACGGCAAAGCCATCGTCACCGACGCGCGCAGGGCCCGACGGCAGGAAGACTTCGCTGGTGTGGGCCGGCGCCTTGAACCGGGCCATTATTCGGCACCCGCGGCGACGACGAAGCCGTGCGACACCATCACGGCGACATCGGTCGCCGGGACGAGCATCTCGCCCTTGTCGTTCGTCTTGTAGGCGTCGGAAGCGCCGCCATCGGGATGCGTCATCGTGACGATCGCATCGCCATCGATCAGGCCGTCCACGACATGCTCTTCGGCGGGCTCGGAATGCTCTTCGACCACCGGCTCGGCGACAGGCTGCTCGACCGCGGGCGCAGGCTCTTCAGCTTGCTCGTCGGCTTCAGCCACAACCTCCGGGGCAGCCTCTTCGACGGCCTCGACGGCGGGCTCTTCGGCGACCGTTTCCGGCGCCTGATCGGGATTTTCCATGGTGTTCTCCAAAAGAAAACGGCCCCGATGGTTAGATCGAGGCCGCTAGGATGCCCTGGGAGAGGTGGGCGTTATGGGTTCCGATAAGTCTTGCGTTTGACGATCTGGAATAATGTCGGCGCGCTCAGTCCCCACTGATGCGCCAGATCACGGTAGGTTGCGCCGGCAGATTTATCGCGCCGCACCTGCTCTGCTTCCTCAAATGTGAGCGTTCGCTTGTCGCGTCTCGGCTGCCCGACCCGGGACAACGCCGCCTTTTTCCAACCCTCAAGCCTCTGTTCGTGCGTGAGGTTTGCTAATTTATCACGGGCAGAATCCATAAAGGCGGGAGACGCCTTGCAGGTCCGACTGATCTTTTCGCGAACTTCCTGTTTTATCGTGCTTCCGCGTCTAGCTAGGCCGTTTCGGCGCCCCACCTCGCGCATTCGCTCGCGGGCTTCGGGGTGCGCATCGAAGAACTTACGCGTGTTTGCGGCTGCTACTGCCCGCTGTGCGTCCGATATTATCTTCCCGACCTGCGCATCTCCGATCGCTTTGCGATGTTCCGGTGACTTTGGGACGCCCTTTCGAGCCGCAGATTGCTTTGCCCGTGTCTCAGCGGAGTGTCGCACGCCGAGGCAATTCCCTGCGGTCGGCGCTGAATTGAAACCCTTTGTCCGGCTGGCCGCGTTGAGGCGGTCAATCCAAAACTGCTCGCGCTCAATCAATCTCTCGGCCTCGACGGCCTCAATGACTGAGAACTCAAAAGAAGCTTCGCCGTGTTTATTCCATGAGCGCTGCATCGCCTTTGCGATGTGCACACCCGCCCTAAGTTGGCGGCGATGTTCCTGCAAACGGCGGCGCAGCTTGATCGAGGATCCAACATAGACCCGACCGCTGATCAGATTGCGGATGCAGTATATGCCCGAAGGCGGTATGCTGGCTTCAGCCATTGTCGCACCTCATATGCGATGGTGGTTAGAGGCTGGTTAGTGGTGGTACACTAATCAGCCTCGCCACCATCTCATATTTAGGCGTAACTTCCAACTATATTATTAGTTGGGAGTAATATTGGTTATAATTCCTAAGCAAAACGGTGCATAAACCGCTACGGCTTCCTGGGCATACGTGCCGTAGAACTGGGCACGCGCGGTGCGCGGCCACTTCTCGACATAATAGTCCTGACGGATCAGCACCTCAGCCACCGTCGGGGTCTCGTTCGACATGTACGAGGCAGGAAGCTGCTCGCAATAGCCGAAGATCGTGCCCGGGGTCATGTTGGGGTGCAGGATGATCGGGATGCTCTGACCGCCGTCAGCCGTCCACTTGTTGAAGTAGTAGCCGACAACCGCGCCCGCCGTGATCTTGGAGGGCGAAGAGCCATCCGCGGTCGCGCTGTTGTTGAAGCGCAGCAGCGGAGCAACCGAGCCGTTCAGCACGATCTTGGTGATCGAATCCAGTTCCTGGCTCGACACGTAGATCTTGGTGACACCGACGCGGTACTGATCCCACATCGAGCGGCACATCGCGCTGATTTCGGTGACTTCGCCGTTGCCGTTCGAGGTCAGCGTCGCGCCGGCGGTCAGGGCGTTGATGTAGCACTGGCCGCTGTTCTTGTAGCCCTGCGTCACGATGCCATCGAAGGCGGTGGTGTTGGTCGAATAATCGGCCGTCACAACCGTCGCGGCCTGGCGGCTGCCCGCCAGCGGGGCGGAGAAGGTCGCCTTGTTGACTGTGGTGATCGCCTGCAGCGTCTCGGAGCCGGCCGTGCCGACGTACCAAGCATATGCAGCCGCACCGTTCACGATCGGCGTGGTCGCAGTCAGAGTCTGGCCGAGGGTCACTGCCTGGGTCGTGTTCGCCGACTTGTTGGAGGCGCCGCCGTTGATGGTGAAGCTGCCCTGGCCATCGTTCGACGCGACCGAAACCGAGGTCACGACTCCGTTGGCAAGCGAAGCCTGCTGATAGCCGGTGTGGGTGAGCGCGACGACGATGACGCTGTAGGTCGCCGCCGGCAGCGTGGCGCCCGAGCCTGCAACCGAAAGCGACGGAGCGGTCGGGGTGCCGAGCGCGACCGAGGCATTGCCGTGCAGCAGCGAATTCTCTTCGAGCTGCATCATCTTGTAGAGCGAGCGGAGCTGGATCAGCGCCTCTTCGTCCTCAAAGCCCTCGGTAGCGAGCTTCGCTTCGTCAGTCAGCGAGTCCTCGGTGCCGATCGTCGCATAGGGCTGGCTGCCCGGGGTGGCCGAATAGCTGATCGAGCCGGCGCGACGGCCTTCGGGCACCCAACCCATAAGGTTCGGGCTCGAGGTCAGGCCGGTGATCGTGCGCCAGCGCGCGGCGTCGCCCGGATGGGGGCGCTTGGTGCGCTTCAGGCTGTTACGGATCGGCGTGATCGTCGGCTGGAACAGCAGCGAGGGCGCGCGCAGATCGTAGTAATTGACGCCGGTCGACAGCGTAACGGACTTCTTCAGTTCGTCGGAGAGCTGGTCGGTGGCGATCGGCTCCTTCATCGCGGTCTTGGTGAGGTCCAGGATCCCCTGCGCCTTCTCCAGCGACATGTAATAGGGATGATTGACGTCGGGGTTGGCGCCGTTCGCGAGCTTTGCCAGCTCGAACGCGGCCGCCGAAATGATCATGGTCATGAGGCAGTCCTTCCGGATACAAAAAAGGCCGCCCAAAGGACGGCCGGTCGGCTGGTGGTGCTGGTGCCTAGGCAGCGTTAAGGCGCGCCCGGTTCGCCCGGGCGATTGGGGTTATCGCTTGGCGGCGATCTGGAGCGCTTGGCCGACGAGGCTCAGAGCCTTCTCGGGCTGGGCCTCGGTAATGGGCCTGCCGTCTTGTTCCTTGTCGACCGCGAACACGGCGCCCTTGGCCATTTCCGGCCGGGATTCGAGTTCGGCGATACGCGCGTTCGCCTTCGCCAGTTCGCCGAGCGCGCCCTCGACCTTCTCGGTCAGGGCTTCGATCTTGGGCACCGAGCTATCGAGTGCCTTCGCCATACGGTCGCGGTCGGCCTCAAGTGCGGCCAGCGCGTCCTTGTTGGCGTCGGCGTCGCAGGTTGCGCCCAGGCTGACCGAGTTGTCGTGCATGCTCTGGAGCATGGCCTGGTCCTTGGCGCTGTTGCGCTTGCCGGCCTTCTCCATGAGATCGGTGTCGGCCTTGACGAGGTCGACGATGCTGCTGGCGAGCGCCATGACGTCGTCGCCGTCATCGAGCGGCACCACTTCGACATCGCCGCCCGTGAGCGACGAGAGGGCTTCGGCAACCTCTTCCTGCGCGACACTGACCAGCAGCTCACCGATAGCCTTTACGATCGCGATGCTCTTGGCGGGGGCGGCGCTTCCGTCGCCTTCGAGGCCGGCTTCCAGCGCCAGCGACCCCTGCAGGCTTGCGAATTCCTCCATGAGCCGAGCGATCCAGCCGATGGTGTAGAGGCCCTTCGCAAGCGGCGCGTCATTCTTGAGCAGCTTGAGCGCGGCCGCCGCCTTGGCGAGGTCGCTGAACTGCTCCGGCACGTCGGGCGCATCGGCCTCGGTCGTGGGGATCTTGACCGCATCGGCCTTGGCGAGCGCGGCTTCGATCTTGGCGACGGGGTCGTCGCTGCCATCGATCGCGCCACCGGGAGCCTGTTCAGGGGCATCGTCCATCTTGGCCAGCACGCGATCCGCTTCCTCGGCGATCAGGTCAGCGCGCGCCTTACCGACATAGTCCTTGCGCAGCTTCGGCGTGCCGGCGGCCTTGGCCAATTCCTCGGCGCGGGCGAGCGTGGCTTCGTTGCCTGGCTCGTATGCCTTGTCGATCGCGAACTCGACCTGCTCCTCGGCGCCGTCGGCCTTCACCATCGTGAAGGTGGCGCTGGGGATGCAGGGAATGTCGACGATGGACAGTTCGCGGACCACGGGCGTGTAGCGCTTGTTCTCGCCGTCCTGCCAGCGCTTGGCGTACTTCCCGCCCGGGCTGAAGCCGGTGTAGACACCTTCCTCGACCTTGCGCCACTCGTTGTCGTCCACGATGTGGGCGCAAAACTCGATGCGCTTGTCATCGTCGTTGAAGACGATTTCCTGCGCGAGCTTGCCGGCGGCGATGTTGGAATGCTGGCCGCGGATGTTGCCGAACGACTTGCCGTCGCTGGCCTTCTGCATCTCGCTCGACCAATCCTGGAACGCGGCCTTGGCGGTCGCGTAATCCATGACCTCCTTCGCGCGGTCGGGGGTCTCGTCGACAGAGCCATAGACGAGACGCTGAGCCGCGTCCGCCTTCATCAGCGGGATGAACATGATAAGCGTCTCCTGGGATCAGTTGTCGTCGTCTTCGGTGTCGGGCATTTCGTCGGTCAGGACGGGATCGACATTGCAGCGGCAGTTCGGGTGCAGCGGCGGATCGCCCTCGGGGAATCCTTCCCCGATCGCGACGATGGTGCCGTCCAGTTCCTGGCATTCGTCGCAGCAATCCGGAGCCGCGACCCATTGAAGGCCGGCGACAACGCCGGTCGCTTTCCAGCCCGCGATATTGCCCGCAGTTCGCGCCTTGGCGCTCTCGGTACGTGCTATCGTGGTCGCGCGCGAATTCGAGAAGGCGTCGCTGTCGCGGATGGCCTTGGCGAGCGCGTCGTTGCTCAGTCCTTCCTCGGCGCCCTGCGTGATGACCGAACGCAACATGTCGCGCGTGGCTGACTGGATCGACCAGCCGGGATTGTCCTCAAGCTCGCCATCATCGTTGATGCGGCGGCCGACGAGTTCCGCAGCGCGGTTCTGCGCATAGGCTGTCGCGTCGACTGTCAGCGCCTTCGTGACCTTGGGATCGAACAGGCCGACGTCCTTGGCAGCTTCCTTGCCGGCACCGACAGCCAGGCCGGTCAGGATCGGCTGCGTCGCCTTTACCAGCGGCGACCAATCCCAATCGACTTCGTCGAAAGCGTCGTCGATCCGGCTCTGATAGCCCTCGTCCATCGGCGGCGCGGCTTTTTCCAGACCGAGTGCGTCGCCCAATTGCTTGGCGATTTCTTCGCCCTTGGCCGACAAGAACGTCGAGATCACGCTGAGCAGCTTGCGCTCGAGCGCAGGAGCGGCCTTGGCCATCGGGACGGTTGATGCGTCGGGCTTGGGCTCGGTCGGATCGGTCGCGGCGGGCACAGGCTCCGGCTCGGGCGGATTGACGATCGTATCGAGCAGTTGCGCGCCAGCAGCTGTGTAGATCAGCGGTTTGGAGCCGAGGCCATCAGGCAGCGGATCCTCGCCATTGCGGTCGCGCACCTCGTCGAGCGTCAGCGAGCCATTGCGGAGGCGCTTATCCTCGATCTGAGCCTTTTTCTCCGGATCGAACTCGCGATCCTCGACCCAGCTGAATTCCAGATCCGGGCGGCCGAAGTCTTCGGCAAGGAGCCGGTTCATCAGCCGGCGCACGAACTGCATGATGTTGGCGAGACCCGCGGCCTCCGCTGCGGCGTGGTCGGTCTGCGCGGATCCGTGGCCCAGACCCTGCTGTTTCAGGAACGGCGTGGGACTCGTCGAGAAGACGAAGCAGATCAGGCGGATCAACCACTCGTCGAACGTGTCTTGCAGCGGCGGTGCGCCGATCGGATTCCATGCGAACCCGGCGGGCAAGAACTGGGCAATGCGGCGGTTTTCGACGCCGGCCGTGACCAGGTTGTTCCACATCTGCTCGACCTGGCGGACCTGATCGGGCTGCACGCCATCGGGGGCGGAGAAGAAGCCGTCGGCCAGGTTGCCGTGCGTGAAAAAGGCCTTCTGGCCCTTCATGCGCTCGATAGCGGTCTCGACGGTCTCGACGATGAACTCGACGCGACTGTAGCCATAGACGTGGTCGGCGCGCGGGTTCTGCGGGTAGTAGAGCAGTTCCTTCGTCGTGTAATCGACGGCCGGCAAGCCCTTGAGGACCTGCTGATATGCGGCATCCGGAAACATCGGACGGCGGCCCGATTGGTCAATCAGCGGCTTGATCGTCGCGCCGTCGAGGATTTCGAACGAATAGGGCGCGCCCGCGATCGTCTTGCGGCGATAGATCGAGACGGCGTCCAGCACGAACTGCTGCTCGAGCATCATGCGCAGCCACTGCGGCCAATCGTGGATGCCGTCGGGCATCTCCAGCTTGGTCTGGATGTCGACGACCGACTGGTCGATCGATCCCGTCTTCTTACCGGGCTTTTGCTTCGGCTTGATCTGCCATTCCAGCGCCTCGGCCTTGTCCTTCTGGCCTTCCATGACCATGCGCAACAGGTTGCTGTTCTGCGCCAGGGCCTTGAGCTTCTTGAACCCGACCGGCTCGGTGCCGCGCGGCGTGAAGTTGATGTTGAAGCCGACCGGATAATCGAACTGCCGGCCAGAAACCTCGGCCGGCGCCATCGGTTGCAGCGGGGTGAGCGGCCCGAACCAGTCCGGCTGCTTGCCCGTCGCGGCGTAGCGCACCATGGCGATCGTGCGCGCAAGGACGCCGGGATAGTCGCGAGAACCGTCGGCCATGCGCCCTCCCTTTCGAGCGTCAGGCCGCTTGCGGCGCTGTCTTTTCTGCCGCCCAGGCGAGCAGGCCTTCGAAGCCGGTGTTTGCCGGCGCGAACGCCATCACCACGGCGTCAGCGAGATTGTGCGACGGCACGCCGCGGGCCTTGAGCGACTTCTTGCCCTCGACCTTCATGCGACCGTTCACGCTCTCGCGCCGGGGTTGAGCCAGTTCCGCTTCGAGCTTGTCCCGCAAGGGAAGCCCGCTCGGGATGGCGATCAACAGGTCGCGATCGTGAGGCAGGCCATTGCGAGCCTGCCAGGTGTTGCGGAAGCGGTCGGCGAGAAGTCCCCAGCCTTGCGCTTTCAGATTGGCGAACATGTCGCCGTGCGTCTTGCCCGGCTGGTATTGGACATGCGGCAGGTTGGGAGATTCCGACGCGGTCCACCCTATGAACGAGATTGTCCGGCCGGTGGCGGCCTGCTTGTGAAGCCGCTTGAACTCGCCCGGCACCGATGCGCCGACGCCAATGTCGTCGATGTGGACGGTATCGATGCCCTCGCGGCAGACGCTCGCGTAGGCGGTTGCCGCCGCAGAATTCGGGTTGTCGTCTTGCCACTCTTCGAGGCCGGAAAGGACGCAGCCATAACGCCATGCCAGCGCGTTTGGATCGTTGGCCTTTGCCGCCGCGACATCGCCTTCGACGCCGCCGGACACGTCCATGCCCGCGATTTTGCCGCCCCCTAACGGGAAGTCGGGAATGTGCAGATGTGCGTCGAGCGCCGCCTGTATCCAGATCGGCTTGATGATCGAGAGGGCGTTGTCGGCGACTGGCTCGCCGCAATAGACGTGCCGGTAAAGCTCCGGATCCGCCAGCTGCATCAGCTCGGCGTCGTCACGTAGCTCTTTCGGGAACCGCGGGTTGTCGGTGTAATTGATCTTGCGGACGATGCAGTAGGGTCGCCCGTCCTTCTCAACCGGATATTTTGGGTTAGAGACGAAGCGCTGATAGGTCTCTTCGAGCGGGTTTTCCGGGTTGAACGATACCCAAATTTCCGACCCGTCTTTGCGCATCGTCGGGATCAGAGCGTTCCAGCTTTCGGCTGAAACCGGATTCGCCTCTTCCAGCCAGGCCGCGTCGAAGTTCGAGAAGCCCTTGAGCTTCTGCGTGTTGAGTTTCTTCGTGTTGGCCCGGATGCCCGAAAACTTGATGCAACCGCCGGAGGATGGGCAGTTGATCTCGGTCTTCAGGATGTCGAAATATTGCCCCAGGTCGCGGCGTTCTATCTCCGCAACGAACTCCTGATAGACGCTGTCGGCGATGCTCTCCATGATCTCGCGGAAGCAGACCAGCCGCCAACCGTGATAGAGAACGTTGCTCGTCAGAACCGTGCAGAAGGTGCGGGTCTTGGCGCTGCCGCGGCCGCCATAGGCCACTTTGAAGCGCGCCGGCTGAAGGTAATCCCGATAGGCCGGGAAAATGTCGAGGACCTCTTGGGTCACTTTTCGGTGATGTTGTAGACCGGCGCCTGCGGGGACATCGAACCGTCGCTGCTGCTGTGATCGATCTGAGAGCTATCGCGCCACTCGTCCTTGCGACGGTTCTTGAGCCAGAAGATCGCGGCCTGATCTGACGGCGGAACATGCTCGACGGTCGGCGTCCGTACAATGTGGCCCTTGTCGCAAAAGACCTTCTCGCTGTCGAAGCTGTAGCCGATCGCGCGGTGGTAAAGGCTGCGCACGACACGCTCGTCGGCGGCTTCCTTACCCAGGATCAGCGCCTCGTTGAATTCCGGGAAGTCATGCTTCCAGCGGTGGATCGTGCGGACGCAGACCCCGAAGAAGTCGGCCAGATCGCGGTCGATCGCACCGAAGCGCTCGCACAGCATCTTGGCTTGCTCGACGAACTGCGGCTTGAACGCCGTCGTCACCTTATGCCCCGGCAGAAACTGACCCGTCTCCGGGTCTTTGCCAGGCGTGGGCTCGGGCTGGTCCATCACGTCCCCCGAAAAGTCACCCGCCGCACGCTTCGACCCGATCAGCTACAGAATGTGCTTCGGTTGAGAGGTGAGCGGCGGCGGATTAGAGTTCGCGGATCAGCTTGCGCCAGGAGACCACGGCCCGCGCGGCATTGCGCCGCAGCAGCGTCCGGTTGACCTCGTGCAGTCCGAAGCGCGATGCGAAACGAGCCCGGCCGATCGCGGCGATGATCTGGTCGATCTCGCCACACGGCGCGGTGAACGGGCAGGCGACGAACTTGATTTCGTTCGACGTCACGACCGGCACGCCCTCGGAAATGGCGTCGGCGATCACGATGTTGAACGTCTCGGTGAAGCTGACCTGCAAGACCAGATCCATCCGCGAGCAGAGCGTCAGGAAGGCGTCGTGGCAGAGCCAGTCATGCTCGACCAGTTCGTGGATCGAGCCGTCGAACAGCGAGCGCAGGTTCTTGAGGACCGGGCCGCCATTGCCCTCGGTCCGCGCCGAATTGATGTGGAAGCGCAGTTTCTTGCCCACGCGGTCGGCATAGGCGATTGCGGCATGCGCCTGGATCAGGTGGTTCTTGAGCGGGCGGACGGCGCCGAAGCAGCCGATGTCGAGCGTATCGCCGTTGCGATAGCGCCAGCGACCATGCGCCGCGACCGGGTAATAGTTCGGGCTGTAGCTGACCGGCGTGCCAAGCATGACGCGGGCGGCGTGGACCATGCGCGGGCTGTTGGCGCTGACCCGGACACCGCGCGCCCGATAGCCGTAGAGCCATTCGCACGCGATGCCCTCGTTCGCGATGAACGGCACTTCGCTATGCAGGCGGACAATCCAGCGGACAGTCGGATGCAGGCGCTTGAGGATGTCGAGCTTGTCCGGCACGACCCAAAGCGCTTCGAGGATCACATGCGTCGGGCGATGCTTCGTCAGTAGCCGGTCGATGTCGTTGTTGTCGTTGCATTCGGCCAGCTGGGCATCGAAGCCCTGGCCTTGCAGCATATCGACCACGAAGCGGACGGAATTCAGCAGGCCGGACGAGCGCGAATAAGCGTAGGTGCCTTCATCGAACGTGGCTGCGAATTCCCGCTTCTTGAGCAGGAACAGGATGCGCGGGAGCGCTGACATAGAGGCTCCCTGCGGCGATCGGTGATGTTGGAGCCGAGGGCGGGAATTGAACCCGCGACCTGCCGCTTACGAGGCGGCTGCTCTACCGCTGAGCTACCAGGGCATGAATGGTTGCGACACCCGGATTTGAACCGGGAACCTTCTGGTTATGAGCCAGACGAGCTACCGTTGCTCTATGCCGCGGCGATTGGTGCCTCACCGGGGATTCGAACCCCACTCTCCCGATTACAAATCGGGTGCATCACCACAATGCTTGGATCGGCGTGAATAAGGCCGACGCCCGTGGAGGCTTAATTCCCGGTCGTCGGCGGCTGGCCAATCCCCCCGGACGGCCAGCGTCTGGCGCTTGGGGTCGCCAGATACAACAACGCCCGGCCACCGATTGATCGGCTCCGGGCGCATTGAATAGATCGTGGCATGGGATACCCAGAGAACTACCCCGTGTCAACTGATCCTGGGCAGGGGCAGCGTAATCATGCTGGTAGCCCTCGGCGATGGCGTCGAGCGCCAGTCGCGGTTGTTCAGCGCTCGATTTTCGTTGTCGGCATCACGCAGGGCATTCGCGGCCGCAACGGTCTTCCGGCGGTTGCGCATCCACATGGCGCTGTCGGCAATCTTGAGGTCAAGCTCCTTGGCGCAGGTCGCGATCAGCACGGCAGCTTGGAAGGTTGTCGCGCGCAACCATTCCCGTTCTTCGATCAGCCCATGCTCGCGCGCGACACGCAAACACATGTTCTCAAGCATCGAAGCGTGGCCCTTCGTCATCCAAAACACCGAGCGCAGCTTGAGTTCGCTGCCGGGCTCGAGGATGTCGGGCATCTTTTCCCGCTTCAGGTTCGAGATGCGAGTGTCGATCCGATGACTGTGCCCGATCTTGCGGACTGGCGAATTGTCGGCGCCTATCACGTAGACGCAGGATTCGATCGCCTGACCGCGTTCCTGCACGATCGCGTAATTCAGGCGCTTGGCCGTCGCGATGTCGGTGACATTCGAGCATCGCTTGGCGATTTCGACTGGATCGAGGTCTCGAACAGGGATGCATTCGAGCAAAAGTTCCGTCTCACGCTCGTCGATGCCGACGCGCACTGTGCGCGCCACTGCAGCTTCATGTCCGCTCACGCCCTCTGCCCTCCCTCGCGATAGCAAGACCCATCCTGACAATCGTACTCGCGCCCCACGATGTCGCGCGGATCGGCAACGTACCGCCCGTTGAGCATGTGGCCGCCCAATCCGCGCTTGTGCCCGCAGCTCAGCGTGATGAACGTCGAGTTCTGCCAGCGGCGGGCGGCGGTGATGTGGCGGGTCACCGCGCCATTTCCCGCCGCGCCAACGCCAGGTTGAGGTTCCCCGCACCCGGCAGCTTCTGCGCGGACTGATACGCGAGCCAGTCAGGCATGACGTAGCGATCGGCCATCTGCCAGCCTTCGTACCGAGCAAGCATGGTGATAGCGGCACGGATGGCACCGATCGGCACCGTCACGCTTTCGTCGGCGCTGCGGTGCGGGTGTTGCGCCGCTATCGCTTCGAGGTCGGCGAGGAGGCGGGTCATTTCGACGCCTCGATCTCAAGCTTGATGCCGATCGCTAGCGCGAAGAAGGCAGCGAACTGGACCGCGATGCTCGCCGCCGGTGTGAGTGCCATCACGGCCAGCATCAGCAACGCGCCACTGAGAAAGGACTTCATTCGCCCACCTCCCCATTCAGCACCCATCCCCATTTCCATTCCTCGTGGATCGACACGGGCACGCCGTTGATGGCGGCTGTTTCGAAGCCGTCCGGATCGGTCCCAAGCTCCCGGCAGATCGCGGCCCACGTCGGCGCGGCCATCACGATCGACGTGACCGGGCAGGCTGCATCGCGGCGCTCGGAAAGCTTGGCCGCGAGCTGATCGCTGACCTTGACGCCTTCGACGGGCAGTTCTTCGGGTGCGGCCCCGTTCGAATTGGCCGGCGCGCGCTGTCCCGTCACAGCACCGGTCAGGCGCCGCACCGCATCAACGAACTCGTCCTTGATCCGCATCGGGTGACGGCCGGACTTCGGCACGAACCGAACCGTGAAGCTGCCCGTGTCCTTGTCGAAAAAGTCCGCTGCGCGCGATCCGAACCGCTCCATGGCCACGACCTGGTAGGCCTTGTCGTCGATCGCCACGGCCCGCAGCGTGTCGATGATCGCGCCGACCGCAGGCTCGACCATGCCCAACCACCGCTTGGCAGCCATCACGCTCAGCGTCGGCTCAGCGCGTCCACCGCCTGATGATCGGCCGCCGTTGCTGACGTTCAGGCATGAGCGCATCTCAGACCGGTTCGCGGCCTCGAACTGATTCCGGTAGATTCGCAGCGCCTGAAGGTTTTCGACCGTGAAAACCGGCGGCCGCTTCTCCGCGTGGGCGTCTTTCCAGTCGCGCTTGACCAGGCTTTCGAACCACGGCTCACGCAGCGTGGCGCGCCCGACCTTCTGGCCAGAGGCGTTCGTCGGGCTGGTCGCGTCGTGATTGAACCGCTCGAGCCATTCCTTGGTCGGCAGCACCGTGCCCTTGGGCATTTTCGCCGCCAGCACCGAAACCACGTCCTGTGGCGCCTGCTGTTTCTGTGCCGTCTTCTTGCCCATCCCCGCCCTCCAACTGGGCAAGAATATCCACCCCAAAATCGGGCTCGGGGAGTTCTAAATGCGTTACCCCATAGGCGGTTTGCAGCGCCAACGCGGTGGCGGTCTGTTCGACCGGTATCCCCCGGCTCGCGAGTTCGTGCTGCACCTGCGCCCATTGATTGAGCAGGTCGTCGTCGCTGAAATTGCCCATTGCCTCCACCAGCCGGATCGAGTGCGCCTCGCCCTTGCGGCGGGTGACGAGGCCCGCGGTTTCCAACGCACACAGCAACGGGCACACATTCTTGGCCGCGCACTTCAGCCGCCGCGCCAGGTCACGCAGCGACGGTGGACAGCCGGTCTCGCGGAAGTGCGTGCGGATCGCGCTCAGGCATTGGGACTGGCGGCGGGTTAGGGTCATGGGCGGCTGATCTTGGCCTGGGCGAATTCCAGTGCCGCCTGGGCGAACTTGGCCTGTTGCGCCTCAAGCTTGTCAGAGTTGCGCGTGACCTCGCTTTTCTGGATCGCGCGCCAGATTTGCCGCTTCCAATAAGGACTGAGCGGAATGCCGCCATTGGCAGAGTTCGGCCAGGATTGCTCGCCGTCGACGCGCAGGCCGAGATTTCCTTGACCGTTCGATATCCAGATCGACACGCCGGTAGAATGCCAGACGCGGCACATGTCCGACTGCCAGCCATCATGCTCGAGCAGCTGCAGCACCATGCGGCAGACGGCTGCCTCAGGGGCGGATTGCGACTGCAGAGCATAGACGAACGCCTCAGCCGACCGCCACCAGAAGGGCAGCGTGACGAAGGCCAGCCCCGCGAACACGACCAAGGCTCCCACAACAACGTCAACCATGCCCGCGCTCCCCATGCACCGCCACCGCCAGCGTGATCAGGAGTTCGCGGTCGAGTTCAGTGCGAAGCCACGCCGGGTTGATCAGCACGATCCCATGCGTGTGCCAGGCGGCCTTTGCGTGCCGGCGTGCGTCTTCCGGGTCGGGCTCGCGATGGACCGGTAGCGAGGCTAGTTGGGAGCGGATCATGGCTCCCGGTCCTCAATCCAGCACTCATCGACCAAACAGCGGCGACAACGCTGCGGCTGCCGTTGCCCCTCGGTCGGGCGCCAAAGCCTCCGCCATGTTTCAGCCAGATCGGCTGTCCATGCGAAAAAGCCGCCGCAATTTTGGCAGACGTCAGTATCCGCCTCTTCGTCCTCACCCTGCGGATCGTAATCGTCCCAATGGCAGCGGCACGGATCATGGCCGCAGCCTTCGCAGACCCACTTGCCGCCAATGAGGATGCTCCCGTCGCGGGTATCGTATTCCTTACTCACAACACCTGCTCCCCAACCCGCTCGCCCAGATCGGCCAGCGCTTGGCGGCGTTCGGCGTCGGTGAGCGGGTTGATCTTGCGGAAGAATGCCGCGAGCGCAGGATGCGGTACCTCGCCAAGGAACAGGTAAGCGTCTCCGTTCCAAAGTTCGGTACCGGTGACCAGGTATACGCCGCCGCGCCGGGGTGCCTTTAACGGATCCGCCCCGAACAGCGCCTTGAAGCTGGACGAGACGCAAAGCGCCAAGTCGCCCTTCGCCCAGCCGCTCACGACCCCACCTGCACATTCCCACAGATCAGGCCCCGGGCGCGCGTGGGTCGCGTGGGTGACGGATGGGGTGTGTTTCCACCTCCTCGCGCCCGCACGTATTCTTTCTGCTGGGCCCCTTTTTTACTCTTTCTATCTATATAGGATAAAAGGTGGAAACATTGGACGTAAGTGATTGATCCTGTTTCCGTTTCCACCTCTGTTTCCACCTCCATTTTAGGTGGAAACAAGGTGGAAACACGAGAGGTGGAAACACGATTTCGACGATTTTCGGCTCGGTGTTGCCACCTGGAGGTGGAAACATTTGAGGTGGAAACGGGGTGGAAACAGGCAGGTGGAAACATCATTTGCGCCTCCAGATTTTACGGGTCCGGTCGCCGACGCGGACCTCGACGCGCTCGAAGCCGATGGCCTTCAGAGCGGCGGCGGCACGCATCTGCGCCCGCTTGTCTTTCCGCTCGTGGGGGATCCCGAGCAGGCTCAGCGCCTCGTCAGTGGTGAGTTCTGACATGTTCCGGCCGCTGTCGGATTCGACGACGATCTTCTTTCGGAGCGGCTCAGCCCACGCATCCTCTTCCTCGCGCTCGGTCTGCGCGGTGCGCGCCGCATCCTCTTCTTCTGGCTCCAGCCACCAGCGTTCGCCGGCGCGGTAGCGGTGGACGGCCTCGGCCCAGAGCTGGTCACGGTGCAGGCGGATACCGTCCATGTCGATCGTGGTGACGGTGACGGGCCAGTAGCGGCGGTTGCCGGTGCTGTCGGTCAGGTATCCGGTCGCCTCGGGGTTGACGGTACCGAAGAAGACGCAGCGCCTGGGGTGCGTGCTGGCCATCTTGGCATAGGGAAGGACGACCTTGTCCTTGCGCATGCTGATGAGGCCTTTGACGCTGGCATGATGGCTGCGGGCGATAGCGACGAACTCGGCGAGCTCGACGACCCATGCGCCCATCATGGCCATGACCATCTTGTTGTGCTGGTCGAACAGGCTGACCGATTCAGCGGTGTATTCCTCGCCGAACAGCGCAGCGATAGCCGACGATTTCTTGATGCCCTGCTCGCCTTCTATGACGAGGACGGTGTCAACCTTGCAGCCCGGATCCAGTGCGCGCGCGACGGCGCTGATCATGACCTTGGGGCTGACGCTGCGGACGAAAGGCGTGTCGGGAGCGCCGAGCAGCCGGATCATCCAGCGCTCAATCCTGGGCGTGCCGTCCCATTCAAGGCGCGTCAGATAGTCGCCGATCGGATTATACGCGTTCTCGCGCGCGACCCTGTTGACCGCGGCGGCCACGTCCTTGTCCGGCGGCGGGAATCCCTCGCGCTCGAGCAGTAGCCGGATATCGACCAGGTCCACGTCCTCGATCGGCTTTCCGCGCCATTCGGGCTGATAGCTTAACTCGTTGAAGCGCAATTCCTTGCCGAGACAGGGCAGGTTGCGCAGATGGAAAATCAGATTGGTCAGGTTGCGCTTGACCTGGCCGTTGTCGCCCTTCTGGAGCTGGTGCTTCCAGGCGTTCAGGGGAATTGCTGCTTCTGCCACTTATGCCGCCTCCACGCGGGGCAAGCGCGCAGAGCGAAAGATCGCGCGATTGAGTTTCTGGGGATCGATGCCGGGCCCTGCGACGATGACCGTCGCCTGAAGGCCAAGCCAGTCGAGCTTGTTGATGTCGCCGATCGCGAGCGCGCCGGGAATGTCGCTGTCCGCGGGTTCGACCGGGACGATATGGCGATTGAGGCGCGCGGCCGTGATGGCCTCAGCGGTCGTCGCGCGCTTGTCGGCCCATGCGCGGAAGAAGGCGAAACCCTCGCCATAGACCATGATGCGCGCGGTCGAGTCGTCGGGAGCGATCAGGTCGGGCGCGAGGCTGGGCTGGCCGAGCATGCGTAGCGCGCCGGTCCTGGGATTCCATAGGACGACATCGCGGATTTGGGTGTGATCCCATGCGAGCAGGCGCTTGACGTCGAAGCACGGCGGGGCACCGATGACGCCGGCGATCCAGGTTTCATCCTCTGCGGTGTTGAGGATGCGAAAGGCGGATGTCGCGTAGCCGGCAAAGCGGTCGGATGGCTCGATTTTGAGTGCGCGCCAGATCGATGCGCGGCCGCGCGCATAGGGGGTTGCCGACCATGCGCGCGCGGGATGCGCCAGCCAGTCGCGGGCATAGGCGGACAAGTCGATGTCGACTGGGGCGTGGACCGTCATGCGAGGCCCTCCAGGCGAAGGGCGTTCAGCACGTCATCGACCGAGCGCGCTTCAATATGCAGTGCGCCGGCCGTTACCGCTGCGGTGGCGAAGTCTTTCTGGTTCTGCTGGAGCCGCCCAGTGCCGGTCTTGGCCTCGACGACGACAGCGCGCGATTTGATGATGCTCAGAATATCGGTGCTGCCGGGCAGCCCGAACCGGATCGGCCGAGCATTGTGGAGCACGATATTCCCGTTCGGCATCTTGCCGACGAGCTTCCCGCTCCAGCCCTGACCGGTACGGTTTTCCCAGGCGAGGCCGAGCGGGCTGATCTCAAGCAGGATCGCGCGGACGAGGTCGGAGTGCGTCATACGACCACCGTCACGCGCTCGGCTGCGCGCGTTACCGCCGTATAGAGCCAGTTGCTGCGCGATTCTCGAAATGCGCCGCTTTCGTCGAAAACGATCACGTCATCCCATTGTGAGCCCTGCGATTTGTGGCAGGTGATCGCCCATCCAAAGGTGAATTCGTCGTAACGGCGGCGCTCGCGCCAATCGAGAGTGTGCTCACTGCCGTTGAAAAATTCCTCCGCAACTTCCAGCGTCAGCGGGTCGCGTGTTTCGTCCAGCGAATTGGCCTCGATCGCGAAACAACGGAATTTGTCGCCCACCTTGTTAGCCTCCCACATCGCGCCATTGAACAGTTGCTTGTCGCGCTTGTTTTTGAGGCAGATCAGGCGGTCGCCAGTCGTAGGGTGCCACGGCTCGGCCTGACCGATGAGGCCCTTGAGCGCGCGGATTCGCCGATTGTATGCTGTGCGCGTGCGATTAAGGCCGCAGAGCAATTGATCGGCGCCGAGCACGAGATCGCGCAGTTCGTCTTGCCCGATGTCGCTGCACCCGACGACCTTACTGTCGCCGTAGGTGCCCCGCTGAAGTCTGCCGCCTTCACGGATTTCCATGCTCATGCGAATGATCGGGTTGTCCCGCGCTTGGCGGTGAACCTCGGTCAACATGATGTCAGGCGCGCAGTTGATGAAGAAACCTTCATCCTTGACCGGCGGGAGCTGCGCTGGGTCTCCTAAAACCAGAATGCGCTTGCCGAAACTGAGTAGATCGCGGGCCAAATCTTCGCCGACCATAGATACCTCGTCGACGATGAGCAGCGCAGCGTCGACGAGGTCGCTATCCGGATTGAGGATGAAGCTGGCCTCGCCGGTCCGCTCGTTTACATCTACCTTGTAGATCAGGCTGTGAATCGTCGACGCGTCCTCGCACCCCTTCTTGCGCAGCACGAGCGACGCCTTGCCGGTGAACGTCGCGTAGAGGACTCGGCCCTTGACCAACTTGGCCAGTTCCTTGGCGAGGGTTGTCTTGCCGGTGCCCGCATAACCGAACAGCCGGAAAACCTGCTTCGCCGAGCGATCGCCAAGCCATGCACGTACAGCGGCGATTGCCTGCTCCTGTTGAGGCGACCAGGTCATGCCCGCGCCCCGTATCCAAAGCGCGATCGCGCACCTTCGCGGGCACCAAAATAGTTTCGGGCCCACCCGGCGGGGTTCTTGTAACCGCGCTTGATCCCGATCTGGATCAGTTCCTCGATAGACCCGGCCTGCCGCTCCTCACGTTTGCGCGCGGCGCGAATGACCGCGGGATCGACCTCGGCGAGGACACCTTCCTTTTCCTCGACGCCGCGGCCCGCAGTGGGCGGCGCATAGCCGCAGCCAGGGCAGGCCGGGGCCGGCCGATAGACCCGGAAGCATTTCGTGCATTGGCGCACGGAAATTTCATTCTCGTCGCCGGCCTTCTTCTTGCGCTTTTCCCGATCGGCGAGCGTCCACTCGCGGTCGTCGTCGGGCAGGCCATGGCGCAGGCTGTTCCCGGCGTGATCGAGCAGAATCGCCTCTGATTTGCCAGGCGATGGCCGAAGTGCGCGACCAACCTGCTGGAGGTGCAGGGAAAGAGACTGTGTCGGGCGCAGCAGGATCGCGGCCTCGATTGCGGGGACGTCGAAGCCCTCGCCGAGCAGGTCGGCGTTGGAAAGGACCAGCGTCTGCCCGGCGACGAACCGCGCGATGATCGCATCGCGCTGGCCGTGGTCCATCTGGCCGTCGACATGTTCGGCAGTAATGCCGGACTGGTTGAACTGGTCGACGACGTGCTGGCTGTGCTCGATTGAGCAGGCAAAGGCGACCGCGCGCCGGCCGTGGGCAAGCGATCGATAATGCTGGACCGCGTCACCGGTAATCGACGGCTTGTCCATGACGGTCGAAAGGTCGCGGGCCTTGAAGTCGCCCATCTGGGTAGCGACCGACGATGTGTCGGGCGTCGATGGTGCGAACAGGCGGTAGCGGCTCAGCGAACCCTGCTCCATCAGCTCGGCGACGGCTGGACCTTGGATCATTGTCTCGAACCAGTTGCCGAGGCCCTTGCCGTCGAGGCGCCATGGTGTCGCGGTGAGGCCGACAACCTTTGCATCAGGATAGGCGTCGAAGATCGCCTGCCATTGGGCGGCGCCGAGATGGTGTGCTTCGTCGAAGACGATCAGGTCTGGAGGCGGGAGCCGGTCGAGGCGGCGCGCGACGGTTTGGACTGAGCCTATCTGGACGCGCTGGCGCGGATCCGACGACCGGCCGCCCGAGATGAATCCATGTTCGATCCCGATCTCGTGGAATGTCTTGCTCGCTTGGTTGAGAAGTTCGCGCCGATGCACGAGCCACCAGCAGCAAAGGCCGCGGTTCGACGACCCTTGCACCATGAAGCTTCCGAGGACGGTCTTGCCGCCGCCGGTGGGCAGCTGAATAAGCGCGGTGCGCAGGCCGGACCGGAATGCGTTGCGCGCGCCGTCGACGATCGTCTGCTGGTAGGGGCGAAGCTCGGTCATGCCTGGCCTCCTTCCGAGCGACGGCGGTTGGCCTGCGCGGCGACCAGGAGCGTTTCAGCCTCTCGGCGCTCCACGCCGGGCCGGAATGCCATGATGGCGTTGACCGTCATGGCGAACAGTCGATCGCTCGGCATACCGGTCAGCTTGTCTTTGAGGCGCTGGGCGGCCGCGGGGTCGGGACGGCGGCGCATCAATACGCCTCCCTGAGATCGCGCTCATGCTTGAGCTGCATCTGCAGCGCATTACTCGCGACCTCGCGCTTGCCGTGCTCCACCGTGCCGGCAATTTCGGCTTCGACGATCTTGCGCGCTTCGGCGGCGGGGATCAGCTTCGACCGGACCAGACGCCGGTATTCGTCGCGCATCTCGGGCGGGCACCATGCCAGCCGCGTTTCCGACGTTTTGCGGCCTGCCTTGCTCCTGGCTTCCGGCCCGTGCGCCTTGGCTTGGATTTCGGGACGACTGAGGTGGTCACGGAACTGTCGGCGTCCATGCTCGCGTTTGCGTTCGACGAAGGCTGGGTCTTCCAGTTTCGCGGTCATGGTCTTGCGCAGTCGTTCGCGATGCTCCTCGACATAGGCTGGGTCGCTGAACAGGGTGGCAATCCCAGCCCGGCGCCGCGCTTCCATTTCAGGATCCGACTGGACGCGCATGATCGAGCAGCGCCGGCAGTGCGTCGTCGGCTTGGCAGCGGCGCAGGCGCCGGGGTTTTGGCAATGGGGGCGCTGGAGGCTGGTCATGCCGCGATCGCCTCCAAAAGAGGCGCGGGCATAGGCTCGGCGTCAGCCTTACGCGGGTCTGCGGCATGATCGAGCCAGTCGAGCCAGTGCAGCGCCGGCGCGCCAACATGTCCATGCTCCCAGACGAACCAGGCGAAGGCGATTACGCCATGGCCGTCACCGGCCTCGGACAACCTTCCGCGCTGCATCGGGACGCGCCGCGACATGATGTAGACGCGCGCCAATGGCGTGGTCGGAAACCAGGGCCCGCGGTCGAGCGTCTCTAAAAATGCGAGGCGCAGGAACATGGCGACCTTGCCCGTGGTCAACTCGAGCGCCTTGTCGACGAACTCCCGGGCCATCCCGAACGGCGGGTTGGTGACGATGTTGGGCGCGCGCGGCGTCCATTCCATCAGGAAGTCGACCTTGGATTCGCAGAAGCCGCGGTCGACAAGATCGGTGCTGATGACCTCGTACCCGGCATCGATCAGCACGCGCGACATGTCGCCTTCGCCCGCCGCGCATTCCCAGATCGGGCCATCAAACTTCTCGACGGCCAGCAACGCGTGCGTCGCGCCGGGCCAAGTCGGATAGAAGTCGTCCTTCTCCCGGTTTTCGTGGTCGACCGTCTGCGCAGCTGAATAGGCTTTGCCGTTCATGGCCGACGGCTGTGCGGTACCGGGCTGCACAGCGTTACCGCCGTCAGAGCGCACACTTTTCCCCGCGCCGGAATCGTCCGACACGACCACTTGACCAGCCATTGTCTTCTCCGCCGGAACCCCCCGGCTCTTTCAGTTCAGTTCGTCAGGCGACGGCGTTTTCGAGCCGGGCATTTGCCCTGCGCTTGAGCCGTCGTTTGGGACTTCGATTGCCGAGAGCGGCGATGCTGCGCATGTGCGCGGCTTTGCGGGCGGCAGCCTCTTCGCGCTCCTTGCGGATGCGGCGCAGTTCGAGGCTGACCTTGGTGTATTTCCCGGCCCATCGTCCGCACGCCGCCTGCGTTTCGAGCAATCGCTCCTGCAGGTCTTCGATGTTGGCCAGCGCGTCGTTCGCGAGTTCACGCCAATGGGCGCCCTCGGTTTCCTCGTTGCGCAGCGCCTCGACCGCATCGTCGCGCTCGGCCCGCAGCTTCCGCACCGCGAAATGCCCGCGCAGCGCGCCGGCCACACCGATCAGCGCCAGGCCGCCCGCCGCGCAGTCGATCACGAACATGGTGGTGATGGTGTCCATCATGCGCTCCTCAGGCGAAGAGCGGTAAGAGCCGCGTTCAGGCCCGCTGCAGATCCAACAAGCGCGGCCAGGATCGGATGGCCAACCGACAGTTCCCATATGGCGCACATCGCGCACCACCCGACGGCGATACCGCTAAAAAAGTTGAGCATCAGTTCAGTCCCCTCAGGTGGTCGGCTTCGCGGACGATCGCCTCTTCCTCGGCGATGATCGGGCGCAGCTTGTCGGCGAGATTGCATGTGTCGCGCGGTGAGCGGCGGCCACGATTGCGGATGAGGTCGCCGGTCACGTCGGTCAGGTCGGATGCCAGCGCGAGGTCGTCGGTCGGGCGCGCTTTGAGCGGAGCCAACGTGAAACCATATTCGCGCAGCACTTCGTCGAGCGCGGATGGATCGGCACACAGGCTGTTGAAAATTTTGTGCGCTTCGGGAAGGTTCGAGCCGGACGATCCGCGTTTAACCGCAGCCGTGTCACGCTCGCCCATATCGGACGCCATCTGCATCTGGTCGCGGTCGACTAAGACGCGGCTCCATGCGGCGGCAAGCAGGCGCTGAAACTTGTCCTTCGATATGGGCTTCGTGGCGCAGACTTGTTCCGGGCGCGACATTATTGGTCACCCCCATGCTTGAGATCGCCTTCTTGATACGACCCATCGCGCGCCGCGCTGAAAGCTTGGCGCTCGAGCGTGCCCGCGCTGTCGATCAGGAGGCCGTCGGCGGCGGCTGTGGGGAGCCGTCCGCCGGCGAGTGTAAGTTGCGTAGCGTCCTCGATCCGGTCGAGGGTGCAGGGTGTGCAGGGGCAGGTCATGCGGCCTCCGCGGTAGGCCGGTAGGTGACCATGAAATGCCTTACGCGCGCTTCGGTCTTCCGCCTCAATTCGCGGCCTTCGCGCAACTGGCGGACCAAGTGCCGGTCGTTCAGGGCCTGGTGGCCGAACTCACTTTCGCTGAGCGAATGAGTTTCCGTGAATCTGACGATTTCGGATAGCAGCGTGTCCATGACCGCGCATTCTATGTGGGAAATTTCCCCCGGTCAATCCGTGTCGTGTGGGATATTTCGCGACTGCCTGCCACGCGGGCCTGTGTGCGATATTTCCCTAATGGCAAGCAAACCAGACATAGCAGCAATTCGGGATTCCATCGTGCGGGCGATGGAGGAAAAAGGCTTCAGCAGGCGCAGTCTCTCTATCCGCGCGGGGCTTAGTCAGACCTCGGTGCGCGATGTTCTGGAGCGGACCGATAACCCAGGCATTGGCACCCTTCACAAAATTGCTGAAGCTCTTGATTTACCGATGGAAGCAATAAATGGTGCGAGGTCTGTCCCGCTCATGGGTCAGATCGGAGCTGGTGGATTGGTAGCTTACTTCAAGGACGACCAAGAGTACGAAACCGTTCCAAGGCCGCCACTTGCCGCAGGACCGTTGATGGCGCTCGTCGTTTGCGGGGATTCCATGCTTCCTAAGTATGAGCCGGGCGACGTGATCTATATTCGGCGCGACCACGACGGCGTTCTGCCGGCCTATTTGAACCGATATTGTGCGGTGCACCTTAGCGACGGAGGAACGTACCTCAAAATCCTCGCGCCTGGGTCTGCCGCGAATCGCTATACGCTCCGATCATTGAACGCAGCCGACATGGTTGACGTAGAAGTGACCTGGGCCGCGCCGGTCCTTTTTGTGATGCCAGCTTTGACCCGTCACGAAGCCGCGAACGAATAAAATTAGCATGTCTGTGTGAAATTTCCCATTCGGCGCTTGACGCCGTGTGAAATTTCCCACATACCACCTCCATCGCCTCTCCCCGAGGCATGGAGGTTTAGAAGTGCAACACGCACAGATCACCGGCGCGGAAACCGAGGCACCGTTCTCGGCTTATCTTGAGTGCGCCCAGGACCAAGTCGCGCGCTCGGTCGCCGACGGCTTCTTGAGCGGCCACCGCAGCGACGAGATCGCCCGCGTCCTGGCCCGCATGAACCGCGATGCCGACCGGGCGATGCGCGCACCTGCGTCTCTCCCCGTCGCCGACCCGGCGCATTTGCGGAGGGCGGCGTGAAGGTCGTTCGCCATCCGATGCCGGTTCGCCGCACGCAGTTCATGGCTGCCAACTTCGCTGCATGGCTGGCGAAGCACGGCGCCGAAGTGGGCTTGCCGACCAACCCATATGAAGTGATCCGCTATCGGGCCTTCTGGTGCGGCAGCAAGCGCGCGGCGAGCCATGTCGTCTACGCCAAGGAAAACGGCCTGCTGACCTTCACTGGTGGCAGCGCGGATCACTACCGCCGCTTTCTCGATAACGAGACGCTGGACGGTCAGGTGCCGCGCGCGATGGAGCCGGTCAGTCCGCGCCCGGAAAAGACGGTGTCGAATGGCGACAAGATGCGCCGCAAGCTCTTGGCCCGCGATGGCGACGATTGCTGGTTCTGCGGCAAGCCGATGGGCGAAGACTGCACAATTGAGCATCTGGTGCCGAAGTCGAAGGGCGGCTCGAACCGGCTCGACAATTATGCGCTGGCCCATGCTGCCTGCAACCACATGGCTGCCGACAAGCCGCTGGTCGCCAAAATCGAGCTGCGTGCGCGCCTTCGCGAAGGGGTGCTCGCATGACCGACACCATCCCCACCCGCGCGCAGCTCGACCACGAGACGATGCTGGACGGCCTGCTGATCGCGCACATGCGGGAGGAGGCTGCGATCGAGTTCGTTGGTGAGCGTGCCCGCCGTGTGTTCCGCTGGGCCAACCTGTTCGGGTTCGTCGGGCTGCCGTTGATCTGCCTGATCGCGGTGGGCCTGATCAATCTACGGTGGCCGCTGTGAACCACGATCTAGCCCGCGCGATCCTTCACAGCCAGACGCATCGGCGCATGATCGATCCGATCACGTTCGCCAAGCGCAAGACGCCGTTTGTGATCGAGCGCGTCGGCATGGTTCCGGTGGAGCAGAAGAAGGCGGAGGGCGGCAAGTGACCGACGCCCTCCGCCGCGCCCAGGACGATCGCCGCAAGTCAGAAGCCCGCACTGTCCGGCAGGCGATCCTGTCGCTCAGCGACGAACCTGTGATCGGTGACGCCATCGCCTCACTCGGCTGGCGCGCCACCGACGACCAATTGATCAACCTCGCCCGGAGGATCCGATGAACGCTGTCACCAAGATCGACACCGCAGTGGCCGGAAACGACATCGTAGCCGCCGTCACACAGGAACCGCAGATCGTCCTTCTCGACCAGGAGAAGTTTGACCAGTTCTACGAGCGGATGAAGGCCGAGACCGACAAGGTCGACGCCGATGTCTTGACCCCGAAGGGCCGCGACGAAATCCGGTCGATGGCCTATAGGGTCACGCGCTCCAAGACTGCGATCGATGCCGCCGCCAAGCAGTTGACCGAGGAATGGCGGACCAAGACTGCAGCGGTCAACGAGCAGCGTAAGGTGATCGTCGGCCGGCTGGACACGCTGGCCGCCGAGGTCCGCAAGCCGCTGACCGAATGGGAAGAGGCGGAGAAAGCCCGCGTCGATGGCTGCCGCGCCATTATCGACGGCTTCAAGGCGAAGTCGGTCGTGACGCTTGAGGACACCGCCGACACCGTGCGGGCTCGTGGCAGCGAGGTCTACAAGACCGAGCTCGACCCCGACGTGTTCGCCGAGATGCTCGACGAAGCGCAGAACGCCAAGGACGAAGCGGTGCGCATCCTGCAGGCCGCGCTCGCCCGCCTGACCAAGGAAGAGGCGGACCGCGCCGAACTGGAGCGGTTGCGCGCGGAGAACGAGGCGCGCGAGGCCAAGGAAACGGCTGATCGGGAAGCCCGTGAAGCGGCTGAAAAGCTGGCCGAAGAACAGCGGCAGGAACAACAGCGCAAGGCGGATGCCGAGCAGGCCGAAGCCGAGCGTATCGCCAATGCCGAGCGTGAGGCGGCTGACAAGGCTCGCATCGCAGCCGAAGAGCTGGCACAGCGCAAACTCGACGAGGAGCGCTCCGCCCGGGAAGCCGCCGAAGCCCGCGCAGCCAAAATCCAGCACCAGCGCGAGTGGTCGCAGAAGATCATTCAATACTGCGCGGATGTCGCCAACGGCTTCATCGGCGGCCAGCATCAAGCCTATGCGATCCTCCACCGCGAGCTGACCGAAAAGGTAACGGCGACCGCTGAAGAGTTCGGCGATTTCGCGCCGGACGTGGAGAAGGCACGCATCGAAGCGCTGGCCAAGCTGGTCGAAACCAAGCGCCAGGGCGACGAACGCCGCGAGCGTGAGGCCCGCGAAGCCGACCAGGCGCATCGCACGCAGGTGAAGACTGCCGCGAAGACCGCCCTGATCACCTGCGGTGCGGACGAAGAGACCGCGCGCAAGATCGTGATGGCGATCCTGGCGGGCGAAGTTCCGCATGTTCGAATGGAGTTCTAAGCCATGGACAACCTTAACCCGTTCAGCCCGGATTACGTCGCCCCCGTCGAAGCCGAAGAAGAGGTCGTCGTTGAGACGGCTAAGCCCAAGGCTGCCACGCCCAAGGGCGTCCAGCGCCTTGCCAGCGCAGCCTATCACGCCGACCCGGCACCAGAGCCCAGCCTGTCGGCCACGCTCGCCAAGCTGCTGCTGCGCAAGTCGCCGCGTCACGCCTGGACCGAATGCCGGAGGCTGAACCCCGACTGGCAGCCGACTGACAAGAAGACCTTCGACGTTGGCCGGGCGGCGCACCGCGCTGTTTTGGGCGCGGGCGACGAATATGTCGCGATTCCGGCAGACCTGCTCGCCAAGAACGGCGCGGCCAGCACGACAGAGGCGAAGAATTTCATCGAGCGCGCCCGCATGGCTGGCCAGACGCCACTCAAGGAAGACGAGATCGGCGACATCGAAGCCATGCGCATCGTCGCGCACGCCCGGCTTGCCGAGCATGGTGTAACGCTCGACCCGGAGCGCTCCGAGCTATGCGCCATCGTCCAGATCGAGGGCATCTGGTGCCGTGCGATGTACGACAACGTTCCGGCCGACCCGACGCAGCCGATCTACGACTTCAAGACGTGCGAGGACGCGACGCCCGAGGCGTGCCTGCGGTCGGTTCTGAATTACGGCTACGACATCCAGGCCGAGCATTACCGTGCCGTGTGGAAGGCGGCGACCGGCGAGGATCGCGACTTCGTCTTCATCTTCCAGGAGAAGAGTGCGCCCTACGAGGTCACGCTGGTCCGGCTCTCCGGTTCCTTCCGGCACCTGGCCGAGCGCCGTGCCGCCAAGGCCCGCGCGATGTGGGCCGATTGCATCACCACCAACAACTGGCCCGGCTACCCGGTCGGCATGAACGAGGTCGATCCGCCCGCGTGGCTGATCGAGCGCGAATTTCAGGAGGAAGCAGCATGATCCGGTTCATTCCCGTCGCGGAGATCACCGAGCCCCGCACGATCGCCATGGGCCTATCAGGCGGCTCCGGCACCGGCAAGACCTTCACGGCACTGCGCATCGCGCGCGGCATTGCCGAGGTCACGACCGGCAAGAAGGGCGCGCCAATCGGCTACGTCGACACCGAGAACAAGCGGGCGCTCCATTACAAAGAAGCGTTTCCGGAGATGTGCCACTTCGACTTCACCGCGACCGACGACAAGGGGGACGTGGTAGGGTTCGGCGTCGATCGCTGGATGGCGGTTCTGGACGCGGCCGAGGCGGCTAAGCTGCCGGTCGTAATCCTCGACAGCTTTTCCCACGCTTGGGAGGGCGTGGGCGGCGTGTTGGACGTGCAGGCCCAAGCGCTCGACCGGCTTGTCCGCGAGGCCGAGAAGCGCGCGAACGGCAAGTACGAGGTCGACCCGGCCAAGTATGGCCAGCTTGCGTGGGCCGAGATCAAGCCGAAATACCGCCGGCTGATCGACCGCATCGTCCGCGCCAAGACCAACATCATCATCTGCACACGGGCGAAGCCCGTCATGCAGAAGGGGTTCGGCCAGAACCAGACGAACGCGCGCGCCACCAAGACGCGCCGGTCGGATGTGCCTTGGGATCCGGCAACCGACGGCGACCTGATGTTCGAAATGACTGCGATGGTCATCCTCGACCCGTCGGCGCCCGGCTGCCCGGTCCACCAGATCAAGGTGGCGGACCAGTTCAAGGGCCTGTTCGACCCGCGCCGGTTTATGTCGGAACAGACCGGCATGGCCATGGCGGAATGGGCCAAGGGTCAGGGTGACGCCCAGAAGCAGAAGGAGGCGATGGACCTGGCGCGCGAGAAAGCGCGGCTGGGGACAGCCGGCTTCACCGACTGGTGGAAGAGTGACGAGGGCAAGGCGGTCCGCGAGATCGTCAAGCCGATCATGCCAGAAATCCAGGCCATCTGCGCGCTTGTCGATGACGAGGCCAACCGGTCCGACGACGACCCGTTCAGCGGCCCTGCCGACTCCGACCGCGGCGAACAGCACAGCGCGACCGAGAAGGACGACGCGACCGAGGCGACCATCCTCGCCGGCATCGCGGCCGAGAAAACCCGCGACGCGCTGGACTCCTATATGGCGCGCGTGCGGGACAAGCGTGACGGCCTGGACGACGCGGCCAACGAGCGGATCAGCGACGCCTACAACACCAAGTGGGGCGGGCTGCCGGAATGACCATTCCCAACATCCTGACGCTGGTGATCGCTGCTTCTGTCTCCGCGATCGTCTCGACCATCATTACCCTGTGGTGGCTGAACGGGGCGGACCAGTGAGCCGCGGCCAGAACCGCGCCCGCATCGATCGCGCGCTGATGAAGCTCGCGATCCTCTCGCTTGCAAGGAAGGAGGCCGAACGTGCCTAGGCTGAGCGAGGCGCAGCGCAAGGCGATCATCGCCATGAGTAACAAGCATTGGGCACCAAAGGACATTGGCGTCTCCCCGAACACCCTGCGGTCGCTGATGGATTTCGGCCGTAGCTATAAAACATCGGAGACAGCCTGTGCGCCGCCTGTGATGCTTGTCACGCGTGACTACCACGACTGGCCTCGGCTGCATTGGGTCTATGCACTTTCCGCTCTCGGCCTCGCCGTCCGCACAGCATTGCAGGAGCAGTCGAAATGAGCGCGCCTGAGAACCCGCTGGCGTTTCCGAGCGGCGATAAAGCAGCTTTCCCAACATCCACATTCGAGCCCGGCATGACGCTGAGGGATTGGTTTGCGGGGCAGGCATTGATCGGGGCCGCGATTGAAGATGCGCGCGCTGACGGCTCAAAAGGCCTTGCCGCAGCAGCATATCGGATCGCCGACGCCATGCTTACCGAAAGGTCCTCGAAATGAGCCGGGAAGAGCTTCTGGCGCTGGCGGACTCGCTGGAACGGGCAGACGCAAAGCCGAAACTGCGCTTCAGCCTGTTCGCAGGCGATGGTTGGATCACAGCGGCGCGCGAGCCGACGATCCGCGCACTCTGCGATGTCTGGAACAACCGACTGGAGGTTGCCACCTCCCTCCGTTCCAGGGCCGCTATGGGGGAGGGGTTGTGATGGACTACGCCTTCTCGCGGCGCTTTAGTTCGGATTCCACCGCATCGCGGATGAAGTCGGAACGCTTCTCCTTATCGGCCAACACCGCGTCGATCCGCGCAAGCGTCCCATCCGCGAACCGCGCTGGCGTCTGCTCACCGTTGATCCGCTTCCGTCCCACGCGGGCGGGAGTAGGCGATATCACTTTTTCTGCCAAGCCTGCCATTTTGTTGATATCACCTATTGACCGTAAACCTGATATCACTTATATAGATGATATCAGGTACGGAGGCAAGGCCATGACGAACACTCTCACGATCACCGGCTACGAAATGGACGATTACTGCTCGCATTGTGGTCGCAAGCTGGTCCATTGCATCAACACCGCTGAGCTGGGCCTGATCGGCGCGGACTGCTTCAACAAGCTGATCGTTGCCAACCGCAAGAAGTATAGCGGCAACGGCAAGCCCGGCGCGTCGCTGGTGCGCGATATGGCCAAGCTCCGCGACCGCTACAGTGATGAGGGCCTGAAGCGTTTTGGTCGCTACCCGCATCACTTTATTTTCGAGATGGCGGCATGAAGGATCGCAGCGCGCACTGCTGCCTGTGTGGAGCGCACCGTCGCCCCACACATATACCAGCAGAAAGCTTCAGCAACGACGGTCGCATCATCCAAATGGACCAGCACCGGCCCATGCGAGATGGGCGTTGGGAGCAAAGCCCACAGATGATCTGTAGCGTCATGCTTTACCGCAACGGTGGGACCGCACCCGGCCAGACGCATATCTGCGACGACTGTTTCATTGTCGGCCTAAGGCACGCGAAAGAGTTCGTGGATGGCGCGCTAGCAGGTCTGGGCGCGCTCGTTGTCCACAGCGAACCATCGGACGCCCAATCTCCAGCATCCAATGGAGGGGGTAATGCCTGATACCCTAGACCTGGGGCGGTGCCCCTTCTGCGATGGCGATGATGTGCGTCGAGGGCTTGTTCTGGGGCGCTCCAGACAGCCGATTGGACGCGAGGTGTCGTGCGATCAGTGCGGTGCCTCTGTGCAGGGTCGCGACCAAGCTGAGGCTGATGCTCGCTGGAACCGCCGCGCCCAATCCTCGCGCATCTCCGAGCTGGAAAGCGCGCTGAGCAAAGCGGCTGACCTTTTCCAAGATGCGGTCGAGCAAGGCTACCCATGGCCGCGCGAGAAGGTCGAACAGTGCGGCCACGACAAGTTCAAGTGGGAAGACTGCATCGCCTGCTATGACGAGTTCCTCATGTCCAAGGTCGAGGAAGTTCGCGCCCAAGCCCGCAACGTACTGGGGGAGAAGGCGTGATGGGCTACCCTGTTCGCATTCAGCTTTCGCGCCAGAAGGGCTGGCGGATGCCGCCGAATACGGTCAGCGTGGCGCGGCCGGGCCGATGGGGCAATCCGTTCCGCATCGGCGGATGGTTCCGGATCGGGCGCGGGGCAGGTCATCCCGGCTTCGTCTGGCTTGAGGCTGCGCCCGGCTATCAGGACGACAGCTTCACACTTATCGAAACGCGCGAGCAGGCGGTGGCGTTCTTCCGCCTCTACAATGAACGCTATCCGATGCTGCCAACTCGGCTTGCTCCCCTTCGCGGCAAGAACCTCGCCTGCTGGTGCCCGCTCGATCAGCCTTGTCATGCCGACGTGCTGCTCGATCTCGCCAACGCCACCCCTCAACACACTGGAGGCCGGTAGGATGGGCCACGTAGCCAGGTTCACGCAAACCGACCTGAAGCGCGCCGTCAAAGGCGTGGAGGAGGGCGGGCTCAAGGTCGGCCGGATCGAGATCGACCCTAACGGCAAGATCGTCATCTATCCGATCGGCACGGCACCTAAGCCGTCGAGTGGCGGCAATTCCTGGGATGATGTGCTCGACCGATGAAACGTAAGCGCTGGCTCCCCGACTATGTGACCATGTTCACTGACCGCCACGGTCGCGCGCGCTTTCGCTATCGTCGGAAGGGATTCGAGGGCGGCTATTTCAAGTCGGCGTTCGGCAGCAAGGAATTCCATGCTGAATATGCTGCCTTTGGTCGCGGCGAGGTCGATACAGTTGCGCAGGCGATCGAGCGCGCCATTCCTGGCACGATCGACGATCTGGTTACGCGCTATTTCGCGGTTCCGTCTCGCCTAGGGCCGACCGCTGCAACGCAGAGCAAGATACGCGCTATCCTCTCGAAGTTTCGCGCCGAGCATGGCCATCGGATCGTGGCCGACGTTCAGTTCGAGCACATCGACGCGATCGTCGAAAAGGCGAAGGCGAAGCGGCCGTCCGAAGATGGCAAGCGCATGGTCGGCGGTGTCGAGGCAGCGCGCAAGCTGCGCAAGGAGCTGGTGCGCCTGTTCGCATATGCCAAGAAAATACGGATGCGTCCCGACAATCCTGTCGAGGATTCGGAGCGGATCAAGGTTGCTGCCGGCGAGCGCTCGTCTGGATTTCATACGTGGACCGAGGCGGAGATCGCTCAATTCTATGAGCGCCATCCGGTCGGCACGAAGGCCCGACTCGCGATGGACCTTATGCTATGGACTGGCCAACGCCGCGGTGACGCGATCAAACTCGGCAAGAACAAGCTTGTCGATGGCGGCGTGCTGTTCAAGCAAGGGAAGGGCGGAAAGGTGCTGTGGCTGCCTCTCGCGCCGCAGTTGGTCCGATCGATCGTCGCTGTGCCGAAGGTCGAAGGACAGGAGGCCTATTTGGTCCACGCTTACGGCCAGCCCTTCAAGAATGCGAGCTTCGGCAACTGGTTTCGCGATCGGTGCAACGAGGCCGGTCTGCCGCAATGCTCGGCCCACGGGTTGCGCAAGGCCATGATGCGGAGGCTGGCGGAACTGCATCTTGGGAATCAGTCGCTCAAGGCAGTCAGCGGACATACCCGCGATGAAGAGGTCGCGACCTATACCCGAGACGTGAACCAGGCCGCTATGGCGGAACATGCGATCAATCTATTATCACAATGGGAAGAGGGCAGGGACGTGTCGAACACGGTATTTCTGGACGTTCCGGCATTGCCAGCGCCGGCAGATTCGGAGGGTGAAAATGTCTAACCTAGCAAATGCGTTAGACATAGCTCCGCCGTATGTCTTGGAAAAGGCTTCAAAAAATGAAGTAGGTGGAGGCCCGAGCCGGACTTCCACTAATGAGCTAAATCAATCAGTTGGGTATCCTGCGCTCCAATTTCGGTTGATTGAGAACATTGGCGCTTTCCGTGCCGTGTCTAACCCTCTCGCGGCGCGGGAGGGCCGCTAACCATGGCCGAACACAGCGCGATTGAATGGACCGATGCGACGGTCAATTTCTGGTGGGGCTGTACGAAGGTCGGGCCCGGCTGCGACGGTTGCTATGCCGAGACGTGGGCAAAGCGCACGGGCGGCAATCTCTGGGGCGTTGGCGTGGCGCGTCGGAAGATCAAGAGCGCGGCCGCGCTGATCCATCGCCTCGACAACGATTATTCCTGGTGGGCTGCCGATCATCATATCGGTCAGATCAACGCCACGCCCGCGCGCCGCGTATTCATCCAGTCGATGTCGGACCTGTTCGACACCGAAGTGCCGCTCGAATGGTTCGACGAAGCATGGGGCCGGATCGAGGTCTGCAATCGGCTCGCGATCCAGATCGTCACGAAGCGGGTCTCCGTTGTCGAGAAACGGCTGGCCGCGATCGGCAAAGACGCGTGGCCAAAGCACGCGGGCCTGATGATCTCTGTCGTCAATCAGGAGGAGGCCGACCGCGACATTCCGCGGCTAATCGCGCTCAAGGCGAAACTGGGAATCCCCTGGATAGGGCTTTCCATGGAGCCGCTACTCGGGGCAGTCATCCTGCGCGAGGAATGGCTCGCCGCGCTCGATTGGGTGATTGTCGGCGGGGAAAGCGGAAAAGACGCTCGCCCGATGAACCCGAATTGGGTGCGCGCTCTGCTCGACCAGTGCCAGGTCGCGGGGGTAGCGTTCCTGTTCAAGCAATGGGGTGAGTGGGCGCCAATGGACGCGGCCGGGATTGCGGCTGACCGCCCGATCACCGACCGCTGGGGCAATGTTCCCGACTGGATGAACCGCTATGTCATTGCCGAAGGTGACGCATGGGCTCGACGCGTGCGCGGCCACAGCTTTACGCGACACTCGACGGATCTCGTCTATCGTGTCGGCAAGAAAACGGCGGGCCGTATGCTCGACGGCGCCGAACATAACGGTCTGCCGAACTTCCTGATCGGCCTCGCCGCATGAAAGAAAGGTCTAAGCGGAAAGCTTGCTTTTCCGCGATCGGGTGGGGTCGCAGCGAGAAAACCGGCCCCTGTCTATCCTTGGGCGGCAATGCTGGATGGAAAACTTTCCTCGCGGTCGAGGAGGGCCGCATAGCATGACCAAGACAACTCTGACCGATGGCTCGCCGGTCACGGCCGACCATCGCGAGATCAACCCCGCCACGGGTATGCAGAAGGGCTATGTGGTGCTTTCGTCGGCTGAGCGCGCGAAGGGCTTTGTCGAGCCGGTCCGCCGGTCCTACGTGCATCTCAAGTGCGGCGTCACGACCACGATGGGGCAGGCGCTTGCGGAGACCTACGCGCGCGACCCGTTCTTCTACAGCGGCACGTTTTGCTGCGGCTGTGGGACGCATTTCCCTGTCGGTGAACCCGATTTCGGCGGTGAGTTCAAATGGGCTGGCACCGACCAGTATGTCGGCACCCGCTCGACGGAGCAGTCGTCATGAAGGCCGGGATCGCGGTCGATAACTGGAAGCTGCCGATCTTCCGCAAGCGCCTCGCCAACGCGGGATACGAATATGAGGACGGTGGCGCGCTGACCCACGACACGACGCTGCTGACCGTGACCACAGACGATATGCCGGGTCTGGCGATGGTGATCGCGGATTGCCAGAACGAGTGCGCGCGCAAACGGCCCGCAGCATGACCCGCCCGTCTAAAACCTCCCCCTCCGAGCCTTTGGGACATGTTTTCAGGACCTTATCCGGCTCTCATGCTTCGCACCGAACCCCTTCGGGTTTCGGCCTATCGGTTTCGATCCGGGCTAAAGGAAGATTTGATGGTACAGGACAATGCGACAATCGAAAGGTTGGCTTACTTTCGCGCGGAAAAAGTCTGCGAACTGTATGGCAATTCGGCGGACGACGCCCGATTTTCCGCGAAGGAGCCAGCCGACATGGCGTTCCACAGAGGTAGGGCATCGGCCGCCAGCGAAATCAGATCACGCATCGCAAATCTCGATGTTGCCGTATCCGACGATAGCATGGGAATACGGGAGGTTCCGTGGCAGCCGACTGAAGCGATGTGGGGCGGTTTAGCGCGCCAGATCATGATGTGGCTGGACTTCGGAGATAAGCGCACGCCGCGCAGCCTGTTCCGGCACCTCGAAATGAGCGGGACGGAAATCCCGCAATGGCTCCGCGATGAACCCGAGATGCGGGCGCTCGACCATGTGCCGAGCAAAGGCACGCGCTGCGCCATCATCTACAAGGCAATGATTGAAGCCCACCCCACCCCTTCTCGCGCCTGAGGAGGGGCGTAGGTGATGATGAAAGACTATGAACGCGCGCGTCCGTTTTGTGACTGGATCGAGGATTACGGCGATGTGCTTTGGTGGCGAATCCCCGTCGTCGAAGGGCCTTATCTCGGCAGCCCGCTGTGCTGCGGCTTTCCGGTGCAGGTGACGACTGAGCTTACCTCAACCTATCGCCAGACAGAGCCCGCCGAGCGCACCTTCAACATGCTCGTCGGAGGCTGGCCATTCAGCGAGGAGGACGAGCGCCATTTGTGGTGGACGCCGATCTCGGACGGCAAGACGATCGAGGATCAGGTGCCGCTCTGACCCCGCCTAACCCCAACCCCCAGATTGTAGAGGGATGAGGAGACGAAGGGATGGCGGAGAAATTCAAGCTCCCGCGGCTGACCTACGGCCGTCTTCGAGAGCTGGTCGAATATGACCCTGCGACCGGCTTGTTCACCAGCCGCGTCGCAACAAACCGCTGGCCGTCTGGCGGCAGGTGGAAAGCCGGGCGAATGGCTGGTGCGCGTCGAAATGCTCAACCCGCTTTGCAAGCGCGCCGAGGACGAGGGTGTGCTGAGCGGAGAGATCGCGCATATCCACGGAATCAAGGTTCGCGGCAGCTGGAAGACGCTCGACCCCGGTGCGCTGCCTGTTCTGGTCTGCGAAGGCGACGAGTATCACGCCGCGATCGAGCGGATGTACGCCGGGGAGTGAAAGCGCCGGAGAAGTTCCGGATCACGCTGACCGGAACGACAATCGATATCATCCAGCGCGGCAATGCGGGGGCTCGGGTTGATTACTATGTTGGGGAGCTGTTGAGCGGCAGGGACATGCCGGATGACATTTTCCGGCCCTGGTATCTTTCCGTCGCAGTCGAAGAAGCTCCCGAAATTCCGGAGCCTATCTCGATCTTCTCGCTCGCGCGGGAGGGCGCTTATGTCGAGGTGACCTGCAATCATTGCGGTCGCACTGCCATCTTCCCGTCCGGCCCGATCAGCGAGATAGCGCGGGGACCGCGGGTGCAATCCGATTTGCGCGACCTCGGCCGGCAGATGCGGTGCCTCAAGGAACGCGGCGGCTGTGGCGAGCGTGGCGCGACGGTGCGGCCGGTCGAGTGGAAGCACCCCTGACGAAAAAAGGCGCCGCAGCCCGAAGGCCACGGCGCGCGATTTCCATGACTGACGTGGGAGATTACGGGCCGCCCGCAACCTTCTCGGCTTCGGTCGGCTCCCCACCATCCGTCCCATCTTTCGCCGCCAGCGCGTCCTGCTGGTCTTCCCAGTCGAGGACCGCGTTCAGCTGGGCCTGGAGCTTTGCGGCGTCGGTGAGGACGGCGAGTTGAGCATCCCAAGAAAGTCCGTCGCAGGTGGCCGGTGGCGCAAGGCCGCCGGGAGGGATGATCGTCGCGGGCAGAGGGCGGACGATGCCCGGACCTGAAGCGAGGGCTGCGTCGTGCTGCATGCGGATAGCACCAGCCCGGCGGTCAATATTGTCGTTCGCGTCGAAAAGCGCATTGGTTTCTCCTGTGTCGATCTTGGCGCTGGCGGTGGCGTGCGCCTGGTTCTTCGCGCGCTGGGTCGCGTCGGCGCGCGCTTGAGCGGCCGCAACAGCGGACTTTTCGGCCGCCACGCCCGCCGCGTAGCCTTCCTTGCGTGCATCGCTGATCTTGCGGTCGATGACGTGGATGCCAATCAGGATCGCGGCCGCGACACCGATCGCCAGCCAAACCTGCCATGGGATGCGCTTCAGGAATCCGGTGAAGGCTTCCCAGATGCGCAGCAGCATGCCGGAGCCTGGGAACAGTGCATCGGCGCCGAACGCGATGAGGCTCATGTCACTGCCCTTCGGCTGGCGGCGGCGGGTCGCCATCACCGCCCGCGCTGTTGCCTTCAAAGCCGGTCGGACCAGCCTTGAAGGACCACGACCGCTTGCCCAGCACATAGCCAAGCGAGGTCAGGCCCACGAAGATCAGCCCGAGGCAGCCATAGAGGCCATACGCCACTGGCCACGGGCTCAGTGACTTTTCCGCGGTCAGCGTGGCCAGCCGCCAGGCGAACGCGATGCAGACCAGCGTGAGTCCGATCAGGGCGGACAGCGCCAGCAGCATGCGATTGTCGCGGCGGTGGGCCTGCTCTTCGGTCAGAACCGCATCGCTGGCGGGGAGAATGACGGGCGCGACCATCACAACGCCTCCACGATCAGCTTGCAGCCCCAGCAGAAGCTGATGACGATGCCGCAAGCACCCGCCGCGAAGAGGACGATGCCAGCGACAATGTTGCGCGTGTCGGCGGTCGTGTCCTTCATCATCTCGGCCAGATAGAGCAGGCCTCCGGTGAAGATCGCGAACACCGAGGCTAGCGCGAGGATAAAGAGGTGCATAGGTGCCTCCATTCAGCGCCAGCCGAGCCGGCGGATCATTTCGTCGAGGGGAAGGTCGCAGATGTCGGGTTGGTCCGGCTCGTCATCCGGATCATCGATGTGGCGCGGGCGGTCGTGAGGAGCAGCGGTGAGATGGCGTTCCTCGGTGGGTTTGTGCTTCATATCCCGCCGACGATTTCGCCGTTCGTGATGAAGCCGTGCCAGAGGCCGCCAGCTGACCCGTCGAGCGATGGCGTGACGGTCAGGGCCGCGAAATCAAGATCCCCTTGATGCGACCACGCGAAATCACGTCTGCATGGCTGCCAACTGTCAAACTCATGATCCTCGCCAGCCTGATCGGCCATCGCCGCCCACACGAGCTTGCATTGGTCACGGAACGGCGTCGGCTCGAAGGAGCAAGTTTGGCGCCAATGGACGGCCCCGGGCGAAGACTTCGGCGAGAGGAAGATGAAGCCGACGCGCTTGCCATCCTTGACGAGCCAGCGCGGATCGAGATCGAGCAGTCTCACGCCGTCACCAGATCGTACTGGGTCAGATTGTGCGCTCGGATGATCGAGTGCAGCAGATCGGCGTATCCCGACGCCGTCGCGTAGTGCACCGCCATGAGGTCGATGAACTTCGCGACATCGGGCAGCGCGGCGCGGGCAGCCGCATAATCCACGCCCGTCGCCAGCAGCTTTGCGTGCGCGTCGAAGAAGGCTTCGGGCCCGGTATAGTCCTTGAACCACCGCTGGCACTTGACGACCTGGCCGTTGACCTCCTCGTGCGTCCAGCAAAGCGTGGCGGGCTCGAGCGGCTTGCCCGGCTGATACGGGAAGACGGCGCCGGTCACCTTCGCGGTGATGCCGCCATAGTTCCACTTGCCGCTCTCATGTGCGCCCCAGCCGCTTTCCAGCGCCCATTGCGCAATGCTGACCGAGGCGGGGATGTGCCAGGTCTTCTGCCCGGCTTGCGCGCACGCAATCACCGCCGCAGGGATCTGCGTCGTCATAGGAACCTCGTCGATTTAGGGTGGTTTTGGAGGCGAGGCCGTAGACTCCCCCCGCTCCGGCACTCAGGTTACCGCCCCGTCAGGCTTCGCGCTGGCGGGGCGTTTGCTTATTCGGCTTTGGTCAACCGCTCGATTTCGCGGTCGAGGTACCAGCGCGCCTTTTGCAGATCCTCGATTGCGTCGCCCTTTAGGCCCGCGCGCCAGATATATTTCATGGCATTGCCGAGGCAGAAATTCATGTGCTCGGTGACATCGATGCACTGAACGCCCGACGGGTGGCTCTTGTAATGCGAGGGGTTGATCGCGTCTTTCACGCCGCTTCGCCCGCCGCCGCCAGTTCCGGCGTGTAATGCAGCGTCGTCACCATCGCGCCGGCAGAGTGATAGGTGTGACCGAGCAGCTCACGCGCCGCAGCCAAGCCCTTGTCCGCCGCCCACGCATTCCGGGCCGAAAGCGTAGGGTGCTGCATCACCATCATCCCGCGCAGCTCTTTTCCGCTGTGGATGATGAAGTGCTTATGGTGGAGGTGGCCCGTATGGCAGACCCGATAGGTCGCTTGGCCCCATTGCTCCGCAAAATCTGCGGCGAAGATGCCGGGAAGCTCGTTCAACGATGCCTTGTCGCCATGATGGGTGGTGATCATCGTCTTGCCGAACAGCATCGCCCAATAAGGGCGGATCGACGGATCGACGATCACGCGCGGTTCGTTCTGGAACACGCGCATGAAGAGTTTTCGCATCCACCACGCCGACAGCGGATCGTGATTGCCCGGTTTTATGACCAGCCGCACGGTGGATGCGAAAACTCTTCATG